TAATTTTGTATTGTCATGAATTGGGTCAATACTATTAATGTACCAAACACCACCATCTTCGGTCATTACTCTTTTTCCAACAATGTTTTCATGTGTTAAACTATTTTTTTCAAAATAATATCTAAGATTGAAATATTCATTTTGACTAACTTCGTTGTTATAAGTAAAATCTTTAATTTCTCTGGCCAAATTATGAAGATCATTCATAGAATGATAAGTTGATTTTTCTAAAAATTTTTTATAAGTCAATATCATTTGTCTTATTTTTCTTTTTTTATAATTTTGTATATAAACCAGTATTCGTTTCAAAGCTGTTTACCAACATATCATTATATATATTATTTTCTGTTTTTACAATTGTATATTTATCCCCATAAATTTTACCATATTCAATATCATAGGTGTCCATTGAATTCAATGTAATTTTTACATAATTAATTCCATTCTTCGATCTTGGTATTCTAAATCTTAAAGAATCTTTATCTGATACAAAATGTTTAGCTCCCGTTATATAAGCAAATTTACCACCACCTAATTGATTATAAATTTCTTTGGCAACAAATTGGTCTGATTCCTTTACGAAATCAACATCATCTGGGACATATAGATCTCGTGTGTGTAGGTAGCGACCGAATTCTGATTCAGGTCTTTTACTACAAAATATCTGGGTTGGTAATTTTGTATTGTCATGAATTGGGTCAATACTATTAATGTACCAAACACCACCATCTTCGGTCATTACTCTTTTTCCAACAATGTTTTCATGTGTTAAACTATTTTTTTCAAAATAATATCTAAGAGATGTACCAACTTTACCGACCTTGGAATCCTCATTTATAAAATTTTCAAATTTGGTTATCATAATCGAATTTTATTTTTATACAGATTTTTCAAGAAGTCTTATCAATACTTCTAATACATATTGAGCTTTATAAGTCATCTCACTCTTAACTGTTTCAACTCTTTTATTTATTTCAGTTTCTACAATTTTACCAACTTGTTCGGCAATCTCATCCAATTCTGGATATTTTGAAGATTTATTTTCATTCAGTGAAAATTCCTTTATATGTTTCATATCGAAATCTTTTTTCAGGTATATATTAAAATAAAAAACCAGTTCACATTACTATGAACTGGTAAAAAAAATGAGTAATGAAAAATGAAATTAAATTTCTTCTAAATCAATATTCCAATCATTATCTTTTTCATAATCTGGTTCTGATAATATAGTTGGATTATACTCAGTTTTTTGTTCTAATTTAAATCCAAATAATGAGTTGAGAACAGATATTCTTTTGTTGATTAATGGGAGATCTAAGGCCCTCATGAAATCATTAGCAATACTTAATACAGTCTTATCAAATTGAACTTCATAATCAAGTAAAACTCTTTCTTTTTCTACGATTTCAGTTGGATGTGAACCCCTCATATAAGCAAACACATTATTTAATGGATGTTTACAATAGTAATATTTTACCCTACCATCCTTAATCATATCATATTTGGTCTTATATTCGGAATTCTTATTCAATAAATAGTTGTGTAAAGCAGCGGCCTTTAAACTGAAATTAGACGCTAATTTAACTTCAACTCCAGTTGTATCATTAAGAACCTTTTCTTCGTACCCTGTAACACTGGTTGTCATACTGATGTCCTCTATATCACTCATTTCGAATTCTTTTCTTAGATCCTTTACAATTTTCAAGCATTCTTGAATATTCAAATTTTCAGCATTATCAAAAATATTACGAATAAATTCCCAAATACCCCCAGATTGTTTATGACCTCTTACAAAAGGTGGAGTTGAACTTCTAACGATTTTAATACCTGTCGGAGAAAAGTGAGACATGGTATCATGATAAACACCATCTTCCCAAATTACATCTTTTAAATAATGTTTCTTTTCAAAGAAAAGGATTGATTTGCTGATGGTTTCCAATTCGAAATCTTGTTTATTCTTAACCTGATATTTTTCACCGTATTTAATTAATAACTTATTGAAAATTTTTTTCATCAATACCTTATCCATATGAAGAATAAATTCTATGGGATTTCCGTCATATCCAATTGATTTCATTATCGGTTCATAACTAAAATACATGGAATCTGTATCCTGATAACGGACACAAGGATTGTTACCATTATAAAGTTTATATCCTGTTTCTTCTTCTCTTTCCCAACTTGGATTCAGATCCAATGGACTTACCTCAGTGATTTCAAAAATTTTATAATCATATAATATTTCATAATTTGGTAGATTTTCCGTATCTAAATGTTCTTTTAATCTATCCATACCAATTCTTCTGGTCATTAAAATATCGTTAATTTTATTACCTGTATTGATTTCTGAATATCCTTTATCTGTTTTATTATAATTACGATCTAAAAAATAATATAATCCATCACTCTTTCCCTTTGCTACATATTCCAAACCCAAAAGATTCTGAGCGTTTTTATCCTTATGCCAATAGTTATAAAAGTAATTATCAACACTCGATGCCATATAGTTAATAAGATTTCTTCCCATAACTGTAATAGCATTGGCTATTTTTGAATTTGATAAAACGAAATATTGATTGGCGAAAGCACCATATGTAGCGTTTAATACGATCTTCAAAGATGATTGATAAGCTTTATTGAAGTCATAACTGGATTCTGTTTCGCTTATCTTTTTACGAATTTCTAATATTCTTTTTATTTTTTCAATTTTCTCTTTGGGTTCTTCTTGATCTGGTTTAACTGTTAAAGCTTTTTCGTAAGCACGGAGAGATTCTTCAAATTCTTTGTTCTTAATGTGTTCCTCAGCCCTTTTAATGGCTTTATTATATTCGATATTAATTGTGGCTACATCTGGCATTCAATATGGTTATTCTTTTTATTCTAAGTTATTCAAGGTTGTTTTTAATTGTTCATCAGATAACTTATCCTCGGCTTTTTCTATCGTTTTTTCCCAGAGTTGTTTTCTATTTCTTAATTTATGTTTAAAACGATGAGTTGCTGTTAATAACCCAACACATACTTGAAAATTAAAACTCCCATCATTAACGAATTTCTCAATGAATTTGTCTATTTCTTTATATTTTTTTTCAGCCGTAATTCCCCTTTCCAATAAAAAATCATTGATTTCTTTATAAATATATTCGAGGGATTCGGACTTACTTTTTTGCTTTAGAATATTCAAATCTATCATAACCTTAGATTAATTTTATAAATGATAACATCAAAAACCGAAATTGTTTTAAAAATTTAATATATACAAGAAAATAAAGGTATAAATCAATGAAATATTTAAAACTTTTTGAGGATTTTATTTCAGAAAAAACATTAGCATCACAAGAACGAGTACTCGATGTGGTGAAATCACCAGAAGATGATTATAACGAAGTTTATGCTGAAATTGAAATGAGAATGAGGCCAAGTGATGATTCTCTTCCTTACAATGAATTAGAAGATATTTGTATAAATTCTCTACAAAAAGAACCAGACGAAGAATCAATGGCATATGTTGTGAATGTAATGCATGATTATTTGAAAAAAAGAGATGAGGGGGCCAAGGATGAATTATCCGATTCGGTAAAAGATTGTATAAAGTTCTTTAAAGAAGATGATGGTGATCATAAACATATAACAGATGTAGATGAATTAAAATTTGAAGAATTTTATGATTGGTTTACAAAAGGTGGATGGGTTGATGATATGATAAAAAGTTATTCAAAAAAACAAATCAGAAAAGAATTCGATAAACAGACAAAAGATCCTGACCAAATGAAATTAGCTCTTAAAGAGGATATCGTAAATGATAATGGTGATAGTCAAGAAGAAGAAATAGAACCAGATTATGATAATGATTGTTTCATTGAATGTACTGGATCAAAATTTAATGTTTCTTGTTTTGGTAAACACATCGGAGTATTTGTTGAACAAGAAGATGCTGATGCTGCTATCAAAAATTGTCTTAGAGGTTCACCAAATTTTTCCCCTTCTATTTGGTTTGTTTCAGATCATGGAAATATTAGTTCTTACACATTAGATTAATTCTAACTAAAAATAAAATAAAATAAATATGAAATACATAAAAGACTTTCAATTAAACGAAGATTCTCATTTTGAAAAAAGAAAAAGAACTAAGGATCTTTTTGTAGTAAAAGTAGAATTAGTTGTACCTATTCCAGTGGGATCACCAGATGGATATTTAGAAGATGCTATAAGTGAGATGTTATCCGAAAATCTACAACTCAACGACGCGATTGTAGACTGGCAATATTCAGGTGGAAAATTTCCTGATCAACCAGAGAAATATAGGACAATGGATATAAGTGAATATGAAGAGGGAGAAGCTTTTTCTTAATCTCTTATAGAGTTACTGGTAATGAACCCTTAGAAAACAACAGACACTTCGTTTTGGCCTCGTTTATTTCAACCATTTTTTCATGGTTTTCTTTCGTATTCCCAACAATATCTGGATGATATTTCATGGCGAGTTGTTTGTAAGCCTTTTTGATTATATCTTCATCCTTTGTTGGTTTAATTCCAAGTCTTTCAAAATAAACCAACATAGAAATAGTTTTTTGCATATTTTCAAAAACCTTTTTCTTAAATTCTTCATACCAGAAAAAGTTAAAGAAACTATTATTGAAAAAAGTATCTCTTTTGGATTCTTTTTCGGAATTTATTTTTCGAACAGAACGAAGTTTATTCTCTGACCAATCCATAAACCTTTCACAAGCCACCCTTTCTACATAATAAAGTTCGAAATTCAAAAGTTCCTTACATATTTTGATAATATCTTCAAGAAAACCTTCGGTTGGAGAATTAGTTAATCTTTCGTCCTTTCTTCCCCAAGAGATTTCCCAAGGATAATTCACCTCATCATTTTCTATGGGTTTAGGTATCCTCCAAAATTTTTTGTAAGATCCAACTTCATCTTTAATGATGTCACCCATTGACAAAGTTTCAAACATATAACGATAAAGATGAACATAATCCATATCCTTGATCTTTTCCATATCCTCTTTAATTTGTGGAAAGAAATCAAAAAGGACAACAGGAATGTATTCATCCTGAAATTTATCCCAAATATGTTCTGGGTAACTGATAGGACATTTATTGAAAATAGATTCGAATTTTTCCCTGAAAGTATGAACAGTTTCCCAGAATTTTGATTCTGTGAACTCAGAAACGACTTCTGATTTAATTTCAACATTTGATTGAAAATCGAAATAGAAATCCATGAGGAACGGTTCATGAGAAGCAATGGGAAACCCGTTTTTCAAGTCATACTTTTTAATGTATTCGGAAGTTCTCATATGATTTTATAGATTTGACGATACAAAGATACATAGTTTTGAGGAAATAAAAAAATTATCCGTTATCACATTTGTAATTTCTCGACCAATAAACTTGATCCTTATCCCACCCGTCTCTTAATTGTTTTTTCTTAAGTTCATGAACACTATGGTAATATATTCTTTTCTTCCAATACCAATACCAGAATTCATTTCTTTGATCGTTATTGTGAATCTTTCTTCTAAATATACAAATTGGATCTTGATCGAATTGTGTTGCTGTTATATCAACTAAATACCCATTACAGATAATAAAACAATGACAACACATTTCTGAATCGTTATCAACTTCAACTATAATTGGATGAAATCCATTTTTAGATAATTCTTTAAATAAACGACCAGAAGCGATTGAACAACAACCCTCCAATGTATCTGGAAATCTGCTCTTATATTTTTTTAAACATGATTTCCTTACTTTTTCGGCTATTTCTCGAATTTTCTCTTTTGAATCCATTGTATTAATTTACCGACCACAAAGTTATGAAAGTTCTTGGAGATAAAAAAATTAATATATAACTAAAAAGAAACAAAAACGAATGAGAATATCATCACAGAACTCACAATTCATATTTCAATTTCCAGTTGATTTCATTTCAGCTAGATTATATGCTAAATTTCAGGACTTCTTGGATAGTAGACATACACAATATGATAATGTATTAGATTATTTGAATTCAACAATCAAAGAAATCGTTTTTCCATCAATTAGTTACGAAAATGTAGAACAAAGAATAAAGTATGGTAAAAAGCAGCCGTGGAGACCGTCCATTAACATCTTGGATACATTTCAACAGGAATTAGATATAACTTTTCGTTCAGTGGATTCTCATACCAATTATTTTATGATACTGGAAATTCTTCAAGAATTTTATCAAACAGCTAAACGAACTTGGATTCCATATTTTTCCTTACACATATTGGATAAAAACGGGGATTTAATATACACGGTCATATTTAAAAACAATCTATTAAAAACATTGTCTGAAAACAGACTTACATATCAGAATCAGGATTTTTCCGAAAAACAATTTACTATGACATTCAGATTCAGTTATTTGGATATATTATATGAAATCAAAGGAAGTAACTTGGATGAAAGTAAGAGTATATTTGATCTACCAATTGATGATATCAAGAGTCCAGATGTGGATTCACACAATCAAATTATGGATTCACAGATGTTTAAAAAAAGACCTAACCCTAATTTATAAATTTCAAAATAGAAATTAATATATACTAAAAACAAAGTCATCAAAATGAAAAATATATCATCATTCAACGAATTTACAAATGAAAATGGTCCTTTTAATGACGAGGGTGAACCATTAATGACCCATCAACAATATCGTGATTATAGTGAACCTTCAGAACCAGAAATTGATGATTTTCCTAAACATGGGAATAGTTGGAATAATGATCCAGTACTTTCACATTTCAACGAAATAGATTGGAGAGAAGTATATGATATGTTAAAAGAAAATACAATAGAGCCGGGAAAATATCATATTAATGAATTTAGTGAAGAAAACCCAGAAGAACGTCCTATGATACCCTATAATGACTTGAGATTTTTGGCTGATGCTAGTGTTATTTGGATCGGTGATGATCAATGTCCTATGTTTGATGTACCCAACGATGATATTCCTGATTATAATACTTTTATGGATTCTGTAAAAAAAGCCAGAAATGAATTAAATAGTGGAACATATAAACAAAATTTCAACATAGAACCTAACCCAGAGAGAGGTATGTTTGGAGAAAAGAGAAATTTAAAGGACTTTTCTACATTTACAAATGAAAATATAAATAGTAGAGAAAATAGTCTGAAATATGTTATGATCAATCAATATGGATATAGTGAAAAAGAATATAAAGAAAAATTCTCAGATTATAAGCATTACATAAGAAAAATGGAAGGAAGTGGTCATGACAACGATTATATAGCTCGAGAACTTGATGAATTAGAGTATGGTGTAGAATTTAGAGATATGACTACAGCTATTCATAATGTCATTTATACCAAAAATAAAGAAAATGCAATAACTATTCTTGATTTATTAGAACAAATAGAAAAATGTGAGGATGAGGGAAAATGTGAATTTTTATGGGATGAAATTAATAAATTCGATACTGAAACTCATGAAATAGACTTCCGCAGAACCATTGAAATAGATAAAAAAAGATATGTGGATGATGAAGGTTGTATGATTATAAATTGGCTAATTCCTGATATCTGGGGGGCTTAATTTTATTTTTTAAACTTTTCAAATTAGATTTCTTAAAATGATATGAAAGTATCGAAAGGTATTCCGACCACCGATTGATATTTGGAAATTAATTTATGTTTAACACTTAATACACTTTAACATGATGACTGAATTAGTCGTAGGACAAAACATCGGATCTTTACCAGATATTTTCGATGAACTGGTAAATGACAACAAAAAAATCTTAAAGTACAAATCAAAAGATTTATCATCAATATCACTTAATGATGATTATTTGTTCTTTTTGAAAAAAATCGAAGGAGAAAAAAACATTGACCATCTTAATGTTGGTGATGTTGTAGAGGGAAATGTCGTTGAAATAAACAAGAAGGATGTCATTATAGACATTTTTTACAAAGACAATGTTTATGTTGACTTGAAAACCTTGGACTCTGACCTCATAGAAACCTTAAAAATCGGAAAACCGATTTCTGTTATGATTACTGAGATTAATGACGATCCTTATTATATAAGAGGGTCAGTCAGTGAAATCATAAAAATGAATGTTTCTAACAAAGTAAAAGAATACTTTACCGAAAACAATTTCTTTTACGCAACTGTTACTGAACTTATTCCAGCTGGATTTATGTTGAATATGGAAGTGGACAATTCAACAGTGAAAGCTTTTATGCCAAATACATTGGCTTGGGTGAATAAATTATTAGACATTAACAGTCTTTTAGGTAAAAGAATTGAAGTTATGATTGAAACATTAGAACAGGATAAAGGAATTTATGTTGTCAGTCATAAAAAGTACTTAGAAAGTTTAATTCCATCTCAGATCAAAAAATTAAAAGCTGAATGGGTTAAAAACAAACTAAATCCTTATATCGGTTTCATAACTGGAACAACTGATTTTGGAGCATTTGTCGAATTTTATGGATTCTTGACAGGTATGATTCACAGGTTTAATGTGAATGAAGAATGGCAGAACGATGAAAAATGGTCAACTATGAAACCCGGTATGGGAGTAAATTTCTACATTAAGGATATCATTGTACCGAAAAATAAAATTATCTTAACTCAGATTTTAAGAAAATCTCTTTGGGATTCAATCAAAGTCGGTCAGATTATTAATGGTAAGGTCATTGCAATCAAAAGTTTCGGAGCTCTAATTCAATTAGATGAAGAAACAAATGGTTTGATTCAATCCAACATCTTAACTAAACATAAAGTGGAACTAAAAGTCGGGGATACTATCGAAGTAAAAGTTCTCAGTTTAATGAAAGATGATAGAAAAATTAATTTGGGGTTAAACAAATGATTATTTTAGAATTCATTGGATGTGTTTCTCTTTTCATTGGTATCATGTTTTTATTAGCTTGGTCATTTTCAAAAGAGGGAAATATTGACAATTGGTAAAATTGTCTAAAACAACCCAAAAAATTTAATATATAATTATTGGTGGTGGCACACAAATTTCAAAAATGTGCCATCACCATTTTTTTTATACAGATATATTTGTATCTTTGTAAATTAACTAAAATAATATTATGAGATGAAAAACTTTAAGCTTTTCGGGGGTAAAGAAATTGAAAATTTGGGTGAATACCTTCGGAACTATTATGCAAAAAACCCAAAAGTAAAATTCTATGTTGGTACTGACTCCTTACAGAATGGTAAATTTACCAAATATGTAACCACTGTATGTATGCTTCATCCAGAACATATTGATGAAAAAGGTATGTTCCATTACAGTGCCGGTGTTCATGTGGTCTATCATCGTGAAAATGTCAAACGAATAAGAGATGTTTTCTCTCGTTTATGGCATGAAACAGAACTTACTTTTGAAATTGCACAATATGTACATGAGGCTTTAAAGGATGTTTGGGTTGGTCCACTTCACAATGAAAAAGTTCCAATCGTTCATCTCGACCTTAGTGACCAACCAAGATATAAGTCACATCAGGTTCATGATGTATCAATGGGATATGTTAAAGGACAAGGTTTCGAAGTCCACTGCAAGCCAGATGCTTGGTGTGCAACATATGCCAGTGATTGGCTATGTCATTAGAATACATAAATTCATATGAAAAAGTGTATTATATTACACTTTCTCATATGAAAAAGTGTTATTGAGACATTATTCGATAAAAAAGTGTAATATAATACACTATAAAAAAGTGGAATCTACCACTTTTTTTATGCCCGAAAATTAATATATAAATTTTGTATGAAAAGATTATTGACATTTGATGAATTGATAAACGAAAAGATAAACAACAAATCATTAGTAGAACACGAAGCTAGAAAAATGAGAAAAGAAATATCTAACTATGTTTCTCTTTCCGCATATACTGATAACTTTACAAATCCGTCACCAAGCTGGGATGATAATATTTATTTTAGTTTTTATATAGAGAATGACGAATTGAAATTTGTAAAATCAATAGACAAAATCATTAGTAAATATAAAAACTTGATATTCCCAAAAATTGATACCGTTATGAAAGTAGTCAAAAAAGAAGATAATATTTATGGATATGATGAAAATGGTTTATATACGAAAGGAAATGAAATAATATCTATTAGATATGAATTCACTCTTAAAAGTATTAATATTTCAAGAGTATTACCAAAACGATATGTATTCCATGTGTCGGATTCAAAAAATAGAGAAAATATAGATAAAAATGGATTGATACCTAAATCAGATATGGATTCTCCAATTTGGAAAAATTTTAGCGATGTTGCATATCCACCAGCTATATTTGCAACCAAGGATCAGTTATGGAGTGGTGGTAGTGGTGATGTGTGGGTAATAGATACAAAAGGTTTGGTCAATAAATGGTGGTCGGATTTGTATTTTAAAAGTCTGGGAACACATATTTTAACTTTTGAATCCATTCCAAGAAATCATATAAAGAGAGTATCAAAAGAAAGGGCTCTTGATATCATTAAAAAACAAGAAAATCGATTGGTATTTTCATCATGAAAACATATTTAGAATTTATTAACGAGGTCGTTAATTTCGACAAATTGAAGAAGAATATAAATTTTTTAGAAGATTTAAATAATTGTGCAAAAGAAATATCAAAAGGAAATGGACAATTCTCTTCGTTTTGGACAGTGATGAAGAAATATCCAGATATTTTAAAAAAGGATGAGATACAAAAAGCTGGAAATTTCGAAGCAGATTTACATAATAGAAATAAGATTCCGAAAAAAATAACTATTACTCAATCTTTATATTTGTGGATGAAAGAAATTGATGAAATTGAAAAAAAATTAGGTACAATAGAAAATTTCACTGATTGGTTTTTTAACAAAGAAATTGAATTATATCGTGGATTTCCAACATCAAAATATTATACTAAGAGTGGAATTTGGAAATCTTATGATGAAGAAGAAACACATGAATCACTAATAGAAAGTGAGAGTGAATACAAAAGTTTTTCTATGAAATTAGATACGGCAATTAATTTTACTCAAAGTGATTGGGTAAATAGAGGTTGGAAAAATGACAAAGAAAGAAATGGGTGGATAGTAAAGACAAAAATCAAACCTTGTGATGTTCATATGTTTAATAATGCGGGTTATGAACTTGAATGTATTCTAAAACATCCAGTAAAATACATTGGTTATTTAAAAATCACAGAATCTAAAATAGCCAAAGATATAAATTATTAGTATGATTTATTTTTTTATTCCATAAATAATGTTAATTTTGTAGATTGAACTTAAAAATACACATTATGGGTTGGTGCGGTAGTAAAATCGGTGATTATTCAATGTTAACTCACGATAGTATCTATGATACAGTGAGAAATCCACATTCGAAATCCTTTTTCGATAATTTGAAAGTAGAAGTTGAATTCTCACATGGGAAAGAGAAAGAAACAATCAAACTCCCATTGTCGATGTTCGGTAAAATGAAAAAGATAAATAAATTGTACGAGTTTGAACTTGACATCAACATGAGTCCAATTCTATTCGATGAATTGAAAAAGAGAGGAATTCTTCTTTCTGGACATGGTGTACTTGACCATTATTGTGGCGAAGATAAAGGTAAAAGGGTTTGGAAAACCTATTACCTAAATTCACCCATTGGTGATGAAAATATCAAACTGGGCACAGTTCCTAATGTATACTCACTAACATCACATGAAAATTTCCTGTGGATGTTGAGAAATGGATTAGATTTTAAACAAATTCAAGAACTTAAATGGAAATAAAATGGACACTTTTACCGAAAAAAATTGTAATGATTTAGAGAGAACTTGTGAAAAAATCATTTCTCTCTTAAAAGAGAATGTTGACGGCAAATTAATGGCATCACAATTGATGATTTTGGCTGATAACATTAAGGAATTTAAAGAAAATCCTATTGTTAAGAATTCAGGTGTATGAAGCCAGTAAGATCTTTAGCTCATTTAGAAACCCTGATTAAATATAAAATTGATTTATATGATTCACAAGATCATAAAATCGATTTTGTCAGGTATATGTACAATCGTCTATATGACATTTACATGGACATTCAAAATGGAAATTTGTTTTACAATCCAATGGATTTAATGGAATGATACCGAACGCTTCCGAAATAATAGAAATCATCAAGATTCATCCACTTAAAGTTCGAAATATTTATCTATTCGGATCTCAAGTGTATGGTACTCAAAGAGAAGATTCAGACTTCGATTTTATTGTTGTGGCTTGTTCTATGTTAGAAAAACAAGAAATTCGACATGGTAATTTAAATATCCATGTTCACACACCAGATATATTCTTAGATGGATTGAAAGAATATCAAATGCAATACCTTGAATGTATCTACTCCCCTCCTTTTGCCAAACTTCAGGAACGAATGGTTCAACCTGATAAGAACTTCTCTCTTAAAATGGATATGTTGAAATATAAGGGAATGGGTCAGTCATTCAATGCCTTCCATAAAGCCAAGGAAAGAATCATTGATGGTGATACATTCAGAGGGGTTAAGAGTTTATGGCATTCACTTCGTATATTGGAATTTTTCAAACAAATTATTGAATCCGAAAAAATTATTGACTTTTCAGCTTCTAATGAATACTGGAAAATGATTCTGAAAGATTTGGATGAACATGGAGATGGCGGAGATGATGATTGGGATTTCTACAAAAACAAATATCTTCCGATAAAAATAGAATTGGAAAAATATTTCAAAGAATCATAATGGAAAAAGAGGTACAATTATTAATTGAAAAATACGCAAAAAAGGTCGCAAGAGGTAAACCCTTTGATTGGGAGAAACTTGGAACAGAAATAGAAAAAATGATTCGGGATGAACAAGATAAGGTGATGGATTACAGTAATTATTCCGAATCCTGTAAAAAACAAAAAAACATACGAGAAACAATAGAAGAAATTTATTTTCATTATTTTTCTTATGGAACTGGATATTATAATTGGATAGGTGGGAATGACAACTGGAAAGAACTTATTAAGAAATTCAAGAAATAATTTTTTTGTGTCGTGAATTTGTCGTAATTTTGTATTCGAACTTTCAATAAGTCATTGAATATGAGAACAAGAATAAAGATTGATGATATTTCCTTTATTATGGAAATGGTATATCGCTCCTTTATTAGAGAAATTCTGACACAAAATATTATTGAAGAAATAGAATCTGGGAAATCAATGATGGATTTAATGGAAGCATCATCTACCCCCAGAAAACTCCCTTCTTTCAAGTACCAGAATCTCATGGATCAGATCGAAACTTATAAACTATCTGGTACTCCTTTGGACACAAAAATTCGTCCTATTGACGAATTCATGGTTGATGTTTACAGGACATATTGTGATTTAGAAAAAATGATTAACGCTGGAAATGAAGGAATCCAAGAGTATGAAGAAGAGGAGGAAATGGGGGATATGTTATCATTTTTTAAAACAGGTACGAAAAAAGTCATGAAACATTTCACCAGATTAAAGATGATTTTCAATGATATAATGTTACATTTCGAATTCACTGAAACTGAAATTCGTGGAATTCAGTTAAACTATCTAAATGATATGTTAAAAGAATCCATTGAAACTGAGGATTTCGAAATGTCAGCTTTAGTTCGTGATAGATTAGAAACATTTAAAATTAAAAGATCCATATGAAAAATTTCTTCTATTTCATCAGTGAATCAATATTTCTTATTTGTGATCCTGAATTTTGTAAAAAAAATGTTCGTTCATTCGATATGTCATTTAATGATTTGGCAAATAATGAAAAGTTATTAAATCTTCTTGGATTATATTATATTCAAGGTAATTACGGGGTGACATATACCTATGATAGTAGAGCACATTGGTTCAGTGGTTATATATCAGCCTTCAGTTCTCCAAATGAGAATGATATGTATGAAAAATTACAAACTAACCCTACGGTCAGACTATTAATCATGGATGAAAAATTATTTGAAGAAGTTAAAAAGGTATTGATAAAAGGATGAAAACTGAAACTCATGTATTAGTGATTGGAAATAGTCACTACTATATTCAAGGGGGTGATACGAATACTCTTAAAGAGGTGGCTGGTATAATGGGTCTTAAATATGATAAATTAGAACCCTCTAAACTTTCCGCCTCTCAAAAATTAATAAAAGTGTGGCCAATTGGAGAATTGAAAGATTTTTTAGACAAAGAAAAAATAAAACCTTAAATTTTTATTAAAATGGAAGATAAGAAATATATTGTTCTTCAACACAAAGTTCATCGTAACGCCACTTGGAGAGATTATAACCCAGATGCTGATTATTCAGCCTTCGATATTATTTTAAAAACAGATAATCCTCAGGAAGCCCTTGGATCTTGTGTACAAATAAACAATCCAGACATAGTATTGGGGTGTTTGATAAGAGAAAAATTCTTGTAAATTTTTTTTATTTCAAAAAATGTCGTAATATTGTAAACTAAACCTGAAAATTTTAATATATAAACAATAAACAAATAATAAAAACAATGTCATAGGTACAAAAATTAACAGTCGTTTCCCGTAGAGATTTAACTCCGGGTTATCAATCCACACAGGCAATTCACGCCGCAATCAAATTCGTTTTCGAATTCCCATAGATTGCACAGAAATGGTATCCAGATCCTTATTTAGCCGTTCTCAGTGTTGAAAACGAATCAGAGTTACAACAACTCATTCAGAAATTAGAAAATTCCAATTTAAAATATTCCATATTTAGGGAATCTGATATTGATGATCAGATCACCGCTATCTGTATTGAGCCTTCCGATGAAACAAGACGGATAACATCCTCTTTGCCTTTAATGTTAAAAGAATATAAATCAGAAAATTTACTTGATAAAAACAATTATAAATTAGTATTAACAAATTAAAAAAAAAAGAAATTATGAAAACTATTAAAGAAAATCAATTAGTCGCAACAAATCAGGAAGTTGAAATGTATGTTACCGAAGATGGTCATAAATTTCGTACCGTAGAAGAAGCCAAAAAACATGAGGAACTTCTCGAAAGGGTAAAAGAATTTAATGAAAAGTATAAGGTAAAAGAAATAGATCCTGATGATTACGGTATTAATTCTTCCAATTGTATTTCCTCTGTTGCTTTATACATTGAAGAATTAAACGAAGAAACAATTCAGGATTTAACATCAAAGTACCCTTATTTAAAAGAGAGTGAGAGATTATTAGAAAGAATCAAAACAGGTTGGAATATCATTATTGAAGAAGAATATGATTCTAATTGTATTGGAAGATGGTCTGGATATGAGTTAAATATCTATCATCCTGAGGATATTATCGAAGAAAGAAAAGAACAAATTGAAAAATTAAACAAATTAGTCGAAAACACAAAAAATTTAACGAAAGGAGAATAAATTATGAACCGTGAAAGACAAAAATTACAGGTTGACCTTGGAAAAGAGTGGGTTTCTTCTGGAAGTATCGAGGACTTAAAAGAAATGATTCAGAGATACGAAGAACTTGGAGCTGTCGGATACTATATCGGACCGGAATGGGATCGTTGTGGTGATTATGACGCTACTTATATTGAATTCTACGGAGAAAGACCTGAAACCGATGACGAATACAATGCTCGAATCAAAAGAGAGGAAGAAAATGAAAAGAAAAGAATCGAGGAAGAAAAGAAAAGAAAAGAAGAAGAAATCAGAAAACAGAATGAAAAGGATATGAAAGAATTAGAAACATATCTTAAATTAAAAGAAAAATTTGAAGGGAGAAAATAATTATGGAAAAACTATTTGAAAAAATTAAAGAATCATTTAATCTTTTAGATCTTCAAGAAGATTGGGATGATGAAGGTGCAAAACCAATATCAGAAATAGCTTTCGCTAGAATGATGAAATTTTTTAGTTATTTGATTTCCGAAGAAATTAAGAGTGATGATGAATTGGAGATAAATCCATGTAGAGACTCATCAATTGATTTATCATGGAGAAAAAATATCGAACCTACTATTGTTCCCTATGGTGATGGATCAATAGACATCTGTTTACCGAATTTAAAAGAAATGAGATTATTAATAAACATATCAGATAAAAGAATGGGTTGGTATGGTGATATCAGAACAGATAAAAAAGATATTACTGGTGATTTTCCAACAAAAGGTGAACAGGAAGAAATTTATAGTGAAGAATTACTTAATTGGATAAAAAATCATATAGGAAAGGAGGAATTATGAAACCAATGTTCGGGAAAGATTTAGATATTTTGAGAAGAACAGCATTGAGATTGATTTCTAAAACACCAACAAATTTAAATAGAAATCCTTTATTCAAAAAAATAACTCCTTTTATTACAGATCCAGTAAATATAAGGTTTAAAGAGCATATAAAATGTTTTACTCGATTTTTTGAAAAGAATTTCGGAATGATCCAAACAGATAAATATTTAATAATTAATGTTATAGAAGATGACACATTATTAATTGAATGGATTTTTCCAAATTTTAGATTTGGTTTTTCGATGGAAAAGGATCTGAATGAATCGAGTTATTATTTTATATCAAAGAAAAATTATGGTGAAACAACCGTATCTGGATTAATTAATGATACATTTGGGGATGATTTAATAAAAGTTATTGTTAAAAAAATATTTTAAAATGAATAAAGACGAAAAAATTAATTTGCTATTGAAGTTTATAAAGTTTTATGAAAAATTTTATAAAAACGGTAATCCATATGAACACCTACCAGTAAATTCAGATATAGAATGTATAATTGAATTTATTGAAAGTAATTGGAAAAAACTAAAATAAAGAAAGGAGATGATTATGTCATAGACAAGGCCGCCTTAATGGGTTTCCATAACAGAAAAAGGTTAAATTGAATCACCTTTTTCGAAATCGGATGATTTCAAAGGTAAATCGGAAGATTATCGGAAGATTTCAATATCAAAAAATAAATATAATTTTTATGGAAACAACAATAATATCAAAAGAAAAAATTCTTCCGGCCTTTTATGGTACGAAAGGATATACCTATAATAAGGTAGAATTACAAAACAGAATCATTGACGCTATTTCTAAAATTGAAGATTGGTGTAAAGAAAATGATTATAGAATTGAGGGTTTACCAGTTGGGTTATACAAAGTAAAATTGGCATTATCAACTAATGACCAAGTTTCTAAAACTCAATTAAAAAAAATCAATAAATATATCATTGGGTTGGAGAAACACATTACAATGTATAAATCCAACAAGTTCTTTCAATTATTAACTGAAACCTGTGGTTATAAACCTGTTAAAATTAAGTACTCCGAGAAAGAGGAAAAAATTCAGGAAGCCAGAAAGCAAATGTTAAAGGCTAAAGAAGCTTATGAAACTATGTTAAAGGTTTATAAGGAAGAAAAAGGTGATTATTACAAAAAAAGGATGAAAATCCAGAATTAATAAACCAGTGGATAATCTCAGGATTATCCATCATTCGGTAGTTAAATGGCATAACAGTGGTCCCTAAAACCGAAATTATGGGTTCGACCCCCATCCGAATGACAATAAATTTTTTTATATCAAAATTTTTCGTAATTTTGTATTATCCTTTGGTAGCTCAACTGGTAGAGTAGAGGACCCTAAACCCTTTGATGCGGGTTCGAATCCCGTCCATCGGTCAAAAGTAAACAGTTATGGAAACTGATGAACGACAGAAAGAACTTGATGGAAACACTTACTTATATGAAGTAAGTGAAAAAATCATGGATAATGATGGGGATGAATGTGAAATCATCGGTAAGACCAGAAACTCCATAAATGTTTCAATGAAAAGAAAAACTGATCATGGTATTGATTGTACCAATTGGTTTTATATCAAAGATTTCGAAAAAAAATTTAAAAAAATAAAATGAAATTCATTACTATTAATTGGGAAAAACTTAATATCATGGAGATATATCTTCACATTGATAGTAATTTCTTTGATCGTTTCATTAAAACTACCAAAGAAGCAATGTCTATTTTTTCTCCATATTCTCCAACTTATAACCCAGAAATCATGAGAAATTTTCCGTACAAGAAATTCAACAGATATGTTTTTATTTCATACATTATTCGTAAAAATTTTGTTCTTATCAAAACAGCTCTTGGTACATATCATTTCCGTTGGGTTAAATCATTGAATACCACAGTGAGTATTCATGGTGAGAATGTCCTGTTAACTAATCCCCCAGAATGGATTCAAATCGTCCATTTAGTCGAAACTAAGTAAAAATTATAAGGTAAGGAAAGAATAGTATTTGTAATTCTTCAATTTATTTTTACCATTCAAATCGGAAAGTTCAATAATAAAGGATATTGACACGACAGTTGCTCCGAGTTTTTCCACAAGTTTTATAGCAGCTTCCATTGTTCCACCAGTTCCAAGAAGATCATCGTGTAAATGAACCCTCATTCCCGGCTTAATTATTTCTGGGGAAGCGGAAATTTTGTCAGTCCCATATTCAAGTTCATACTCTTGTACGATATAAGGTGGGGGAAGTTTACCAGCTTTACGAATCATTCCAAAACCGATATCGAGTTTATCAGATATCATCGGACCCAATAAGAATCCCCGTGCATCCAAACCACAAACAATATCAAGATTATCTTCCTGAAGTTCTTTTACGATGTCCTGAACGATGTAACGATATGCAGGTGGATAATTCAAAACAGGTGAAATATCCTTAAAATGAACACCAGATTTCGGGAAATCAATTACATCCCTCAATAGATTTTTTACAAATTCTTTTGTCATGAAAATATATTTGATACAACAAAGTTAAGAAGAATTTTTATATAAAAAAAATTAATATAAAATTCATCTGAAAGTCAAGTGTTTACTGATATTTACAAAAAAGCGATATTTAGCGATTAATATATAAATATTGTATGATAAAACTTAATCGTACCCAAATATTCAAGACATATTTACCGAGATCTCCCCAAAAGGAAGGTGTCGGTTTTTTTGTCTCGAACAAAAAAAAATCTCATAACATGGCTAAGAGTAAGAACAATTATCTACATCATGTGGTCGAAGATGAAATTGTAGAAGAATTTTCAAACAGGACAAAAGACTTTGTGTTTGGTAAGAAACAATATGCTGAAACATTGTTAAAGAAAATCAATTTGAAATGTAAGAATCAAAGACAGAAAGAGTTTTTACATTTAATTGATGAAAATGAAATTACAATTTGTATTGGTGATTCGGGTGTGGGGAAGTCCTACTTATCAATCGCGAAAGCATTGGAGTTATTTAAAGATTCCTCCAATAATTATGATAGAATATATATCATCACTCCAATTGTTGAAATTGAAGAATCTATTGGGTATTTGAAAGGAAGTTTAACGGAAAAAATGGACCCATATTTATATTCTATTTATTATTTGATGGATAAGATAATAGGGGAAGATACAAGAAAAAAATTGGTAGAAAGTGAAATTATAAAACCATTATGTTTAAGTTATTTAAGAGGGGTAAATTTAGATAACTGCATAACAATTTGTGATGAAGCCCAGAATATGAGTGTCAAAGGGATCAAAACACTACTCACTCGTATTGGATATAATTCAAAATTCATTGTTTCTGGGGATGTAAATCAAATAGACAAATTCAAAAAAATAGAAGATAGTGGACTAAAATTTATCTATGAAAAATTAAATGGGATCAAGGGGATTGGTTTCATTGAATTTGGAATAGAAGATATTGTTCGAAATCCTCTAATTGGGGAAATGTTGGATAAATTTAATGGTAATACATAACAAGAAACCCCAGAAAATTCTGGGGTTTTCTTTTTTTCTTTTTTCAATTGAATTCTCACTGATAAAATTTTAATTTTTTGATATCCATCATGTTAAAAAAATTAACAAAGAATTATTCTAAATTAACCTTTTTCTTGAAAAATAATTCAATATATATTGATGTAAAAATGAAATAAAAATAATAATAAAATACATAATGAAAAATAACAAAAAAATAAAAATCCTTTTTGTCTTGAAAGACAGATTTTACAATAAATCCCATTCAAAATCATATGGATTAATAAATTCATCGAAACAGGTTGCTATGTTTTTGGAAAAAATGGGATATGAATGTAAAATAGCACAGGTCGTAGATGGAAACTTTATTGACAAGGAAGTATTCGAATTCAATCCCAACATCGTTATTATCGAAGCGTTGTGGGTATCTGGTGATAAAATGAAAGAACTTATAGAAATTCCAAGATATAAAAATATTAAGTGGGTAGTTAGAGTTCATAGTGATATTGGATTTCTAAGTGCTGAAACATTAGCTTTAAAATATGTTGATGATTATATCAATTTAGCAAAAGACAATTTATTTGTATCTTGTAATAATCTGGAGTTCAACTATTATTTATCAAAAACCTTACATTACGATTTTACTTATTTACCGAATATTATTGAAATGAAATTCAAACAACCATACGAGGAATATAAACCTTATATGAATGTAGCTTGTTTTGGATCTTTGAGATTATTAAAAAATCAATGTTACCAAGCCATATGTGCCATGGAAGCAGCTGATAAAATAGGTAAAAGATTAAGATTCCATGTGACTATTGATGTTGATATTGATAACAAAACTGAAATTACAAATCCAGTATTAAAAAATCTGGAAGAATTATTTGAGGGAAGTTATCATGAATTAGTAAAGCACAATTGGTTGGAAAACGATGATTTTCAACATTTAATCAGACATATGGATATTGGACTCCAATTGTCTTATACAGAAAGTTTCAATATTGTAGCTGCTGATTTTGTAAAAGAGGGTGTTCCTATTATTGTGAGTGATGCTATTAAATGGATGCCGAGTATATTCAAAACATCCACAGTTAAATATCATGAAACAATAAAGAAAATAATTCAAATTTATAGAGTAAGAAAAAGTGGAATCCTTAGATGGTGGTCAAGACGAAATCTTTTCATCTATAATGAAAGTGCCAAAAGAGATTGGTTGATTTTTATAAATAGATTTGAAAAACACGAACATTAAACAAAAAACCCAGAGAAATCTGGGTTTTTTATTACATTTCTTTACATATTTCCTCAGCTCTTTTCAAACTGGTTATTCTATCTTCTAAATTCGTACTTCCCTTCCATACAGAATAATGATAACTACCATTTTTACAGTATTTTATTTGATGTCCAGAACAACTTTTAATTGATTTGTATACGATTTTTCCATTTTTCAATGGCACCCATTCATCCAATTCGATCAAATAAGATCCGTTTTCATATTCTAATATTTCACCCACTTTTCTTTCGAATTTCTTAGCTCCAGCTTGTTCTGCTTTTTTCTTAGAATCCGATACACTTTCGGTTACAATATTTTCATTTATAAATTGAGTATACCCTTTTAAATTTTTCATCGTCTTATATTAATTTTTAAATTTGTTTTGTCCAGATATAATATCCATCTTTTTCTCCCTTATATTGGAAGTCTGAAATTGTGGTAACTATTTTAGCTATTTCTTCAATGGTTAAAATATTATCGAAAGTGAACTTCAAATCTTCTTTATTGATAAAGGAAAGGGGTTTTACATTAACACCGAAGATGTTTAAACTATTTGGTAGATTGGTATAAAACTCAGAAATAGATAGATTAGAAATGTTATTTTTAACTGTTTCTTCGATTTCTTGCTTACCAAGGATTAAAACTCTGAATTGAACTCTACCTGAATTTAAGATATCACCAGTTAAATCATTAACCTTATAGATATGATTCTTCACATCTTCATCATCAATGTAGTTTTCAAAGGTATTGAAATATGAGGCCACCATAGTTTTATGACCCTTATCAGCTGGTTTCAGACCAGTAGTTAGTTCACCAATCTTTATACCGGGAATGTTGAAAGATTCATTAAATTGTTTCCAATTCTTAATCATTTTAATTCACTTACTTTTCAGTATATATTAAAATGTCAAAACTGGTTTTTATATTCTTCTTTCGTTGGATAAATAAGAGAATCAATTTTAAAAGTGAAGTGACCATTTTCATTTACATTTTCATTTTTAAACACAAACCAAGTTTTATCAGTATCATTCCAAAACGAAAACATATCTACCTTTTGATATCCCTTACTTGGAACATTTGGAAAACTTAAAAAATTGACATCTTTTATAATGGTAGTAAAACTTTTCGATTGTACGGAAAGATTGTCGGCCAAGAAGTCCTGACCATCTTTTATATCCTCGAATTGACCCATTTTACTTTTTTCGAAATGTTTATATCCTAAAATTTTTTCGAAATGATTAATAGATTCATATTCGGCCATTTCACCCAGAAAATAAGTCCATGCCAAAGAACCCATTATTTCTGAAAATATTTCTGGATCATCACCATATGGAGTTAAAATATTCTTCGATTCTATTATTAAATATTTTTCTAATAATCCCCAAGATAATCTATTGTTTTTCATGGTATTATTATCTATTCCAATGGAAAAATTCAAATCAACATTATGCTTTTCCATTATATAGTCAACAATTATAGATGTAGTTGAATAATGAGTATCTATTTTATTCAATAAAGACCAAGGAGTATCCATCATATTGTATTCATCTCTGTAAAATTTTTCTTGTCTTTCACCTAAAACCATTTTAATATTTTCTAAGGAATATCCAGTATTTATTATCCCATATCTATCCCCATTTAATTTATTCCATTTACCAAGAGGTAAATAAATACCTCTACATAATTTTTCTAAAATTGAATCAATGTATAATTGTCCAAAATTGGTATTTCTAATTTTAATTTGATAAAAATTATTTTTCCAAAAATCAGGATCGTATTTCATTAAATATTATTACTTTATTTTTGTATGCGTCCTTCCATCCATCCAGTATGATGCCGAACCATAATAAACTGTTATCTCAGTATTAGGTTCAATATCCTTAATTGTTTCAAAAATAAATATATCATTTTCTTCATCAGTATACCACCAAGCATTGAAATTTTCGGAATGATTATAAATACAAGCCATTCCAAAAGGAATAACTTGTTTTCTCCAAGGACCTTTTCCAGATGGAAAATTGAAACGATAATCAATAAAAAGTGATGATGATTCGTTTGGTGACATAGGAATTTCAATATATGGAACTTCTTCCAATATCTCCCCCTTATTTATATGTTCTCGTGCAAAAACTCCCCAGCGATGAATCGGTGAACGACGCATTTCAATTTTGGGATTAATATATAAAACATCTTTTATCATATGAATAACGGGTGATTTGTTTCTAATAAATCTTTGTATGTTTTATTTATACCTTCCTCTAATTTTATTTTCGGAAACCAACCCATTGACATTAACTTATTGGAATCCAGAAATTTTCTTGGTGTTCCATTTGGATATTTTATGTTAAAAATAATACGACCATCATAACCCACAATATCCTTAATTATCCAAGCTAAATCTTCAATCGTAATTTCTTGACCGCTACCAACATTTATTACATCACCACTATCATAATTCTCCATTAAGAATAATGCAGCATCAGCCAAATCCGATACATGAAGAAATTCTCGTAATGGTGTACCATCTCCCCAAAGTTCAACACAATCCAATCCTTGATTTTTTGCATCATGAAACTTTTTAATCATTCCCGGTAAAACATGGGAAGTTTTCGGATCGTAATTATCATTTACACTACCATATAAATTAGTTGGCATTAATGAAATATAATTCGTTCCGTATTGAGAATTATATTTCTGACACATAATAATACCAGCAATCTTAGCAATGGCATATCCTTCATTGGTTTTTTCCAATGGGGATGTCAATAAATATTCTTCATTTATAGGTTGTGGACAATCCCTTGGATAAATACAACTTGATCCCAGAAATAATAGTTTCTTTACCTTATTCAAATAAGAGGAATGTATAATGTTTGTTTCTATCGTCAGATTAGAATAAATGAATTCAGCTGGATAAGTTAAATTGGCATAAATACCACCTACTTTAGCGGCTGAAATAAAAACATAATCGGGTTTATATTTTTCAAAAAAATCTTCAACTTCATTTTGACGGGTGAGATCTAAATCTGAATGAGTCATGGTTATTATATTGTTATAACCATCTTCCCTTAATTTTTTAACCAACTCAGACCCAACTAATCCTCTATGACCTGCTACATAGATTTTACTGTCTTTATTCATTCCATAGTCTCTTATTTTTTAAACAAAGATTGTAAAACCTCGATGTTTTTCTTTATGAGTTTTTTAATTGCTCTTTTGTTTTCTGGATTTTTTCTCCATCTTTTCGGTTGTTTTCTTGCTTTTCCCATTTTATTTTATTTTGTTTTTTAATTCATCTTGTAATCCTTTACAATCCATTGCTAAATCTATAAATTCATTCCAGTTAAAATCAGGGCCAACACTTCCCAATTTATTATGAAGTTCGATCAACATATTTTTAGTTTGTTCCAGTATATAATTTTCATCCATTTCTATACTGTTTTTATGCCAAAGTTTAAAATCATCACCATTTTTGAAACTATCAAGGATGGTCATATTTTCTAACTTACATCTATCTGGTAATCTATGTAAATCCAAAAACCAATTTACAAAATCAATTACCTTTTCATTTGTCCAGTGATACGGTTTCATATTTATAAATTTTTATAATTATATGGGTCATAAATATTAATTGTATTTTTCATATTAAAAACCGAAACATGCATCAGTATTAAATCTGGTTTAGTTATAATATTTTCTATTCCACATTTAAATTGACTAACCAATGTTTCTGTTTTATTAATCTTATCTAATAATATTTCATAACAGTATAAACCATTCAATACACTTTTATCAATATAATGAAGAGACTCATTCTTTCTTTTGCTTCCTGATAACAATAAATAATTTTCCATTATTCTTCCTCCTCGTATAATTTAATTTGTTTCAAATCCTTATCTAAATCCTTTTTAAAGAATTGAATTAAAAATTTCATTTCTTCATTATTCAAATTATATCTTTGTGCTATTTTATCGTAATCTTTATCTTTTTTGACTTTCGTGGTATCTTTCTTACTTTTTGTACTCCAATACCATCCGGGAATCCCTTTTTGATCTTTAAATACAATAAACCATTGATCAATAGCCATTGATTTATCAATGAATTTATTATTGAGTAATTGAGCTATTTTTGGATATTTCTTAGCGAATTTTCTATTTATGATGAAAAACGAATTTATCTTGTCATCATCGGTTAGTTCACTGTATTTGTGTTTGTTCACGAAAATACAATCAACTACCTCCATCCATTTATTCCAATCTGCCATATTTATTATAGTCAAAAAATGATGAAATGTTTAACTTACAATAAATTCTACATTATATCCTTTGATGACAAATTCCAAAACTAAAATGTCTTGGACTGACCCCTCATAAACATTAATTGTCAATGTATATCCCATAGTATCCAGTTCGGGAATATAAGTAGTTATCTGATTTACAATCAAAGTACGGAGATCTTTTACGGAAACACTGGTTTGCCAAAGGTAAAATTCCAAATCAGCTCCAAAATCTGGCTGTCCATATACTTCTCCCGTTCTCGTAAATAACAACATTTCTAATTTTTGAACGATGACATTTATAACATCGTTCTCAACCATCTTATTCACTACATATTTTACACTGTCTGTGCCCTTGATATAAAAATCTTTGAAATCTGGATTCATCTTTGACTGACCTTTTCTTTATATATATTAAAAAATATCCGACCCAGATGTTAAGTGTATCAGTTGTTGACTATATTGGAAAAATAAAAGATGGACTAGCTATTTTAATGTCCTTAAATGTTGATGATAAAATATATGAGCTAATTTTCTGGTTTAACAGAACATTAAATTATACATTAACAGTTGATGAAAAATTGTTGACAGATTTGGGATTGGATAGTATTTATGATTATCCACATACCGATAAATTAATTGATCTGATTTTCAAATCTCTCCCTCCAGTAAAAGATTTATTTAAAGAATTCAATATTTGAAAACATTTTTTTATTTCAGACAAATGTTGTATATTTGTTTCTCAAATCTGAAACCATGAGTGAAGAAATACAGAAAAGGTACAAAATAAATGAATCCTTGAAAAAGGTTGTTAATGATGTCCTTAATACAGATCCATTAGCAGTGGCTGAAGAAATAACTGGTGAAAGTTATAAGGAAAGTAAAGCCACCGCATCGCTTGGACTCCTTTTTCATATGGAAAATGCCAAGCAAAGAAAAGATCTCATGGAAGCAATGGGGGATGTCTGTTTTTCCGAATCTGTTGACAGTTACCTTAATAAAATTATGAAATTTGGTTTTAAAATTGTTCTTGAAACTCCTTTCATTACTCATGATGATCATAATAATGGTAATCATGAAAAACAGTATATTCTTTTTCATTATGATTATTCAATTCTTCTTGTATTTGATACATACGGAGGAAAAAGTGTAAATGGAGGAAATTTTTATTTCAATTGGTCCCCCAATGATTTTTGTAATTATTCCAGTTTACATCATATGTCGGGTGGATTCGCTTCTCATGCATCTCACGGTGAATCTCGTAGAACCTATACTCATATTTGGAATCGTTGGACAAACGAAAACGATATCATCGTTTCTGATTTTTCACCTCACAAAATACCACAATATCTTTTGGATGGTGAGCCCGAATGGAATGATTTTTCTGATGATGGTTATAAAACATGGAAAATTCTTGATCGTGAATGGAACGAAAAGGTTATGTCGTACATTAAAGAGCATAATCTTGGTTCAGTCTATGTTGGTCATAAAGATTGTAGGGAAGCTGTTCTTTTCAGTATTACCGACATGGTTGAAAATGGAATTTTTCTAAAAAAATGGGTTGATAGAGGATTTATTTGGTTGTGTCATCATGGGGAGACCACCGGCCAATATGATTCTAAAAGTATTTTCAAAGAAAGATTCGCTCAATTACCAAAGGATGTTCAAGACGCGATGACCCCAACTATTTTTGTATAATTAAAACAATCCTAATTATTCTGGTGGAAGATTCTCTTTGTAATCACCCAGAGTTTCTTTTTCTTCCTTATCTTTGAGATAGTTTAAATGATTTTTGAGGTATTCCCTTACATCTATGTGATATTGTTTCCTGCCTCTTTCCAAAGTAAATATAGGTTTTCTTGTTCCTCTTATAAGAAATAGGGTTTTTCCAAATGGAACAATTATTGGTCCATAACCTGTCCATTCCGTAAATACAAGAGTTCCATCTTCTTTACGGTAATACTTTACATCCTCAATTCTTAAATTGAAATTTTTGGCTTTATCAATTTTCATCAAGAGTATATATTAAACCGCATACTCAAGAATTTTTCCTGTAAAACTTTTTAATTCAATGCTATCTTCATCTTCACCGAGAATCGTTTCTGGATAAACTGGTATTTTTCCATATTTTGTATCAACGATAAATGTTGGAATTGCATATCCACTCGTGAATCCTCTTAATCCAGATATAATTTCAATACCTTTCTTAATAGTTGAACGGAAATGAGAAGAACCAAGAATTTTATCACACGCGTAAATATAATATGGACTGACACGAATTTTTAATAATTCGTGCATCAATTTCTTCATGGTTTCAACATCATCATTGATCCCCTTTAATAAAACAGTTTGGCTTCTCAATGGAATACCAGCATCGGCTAATTTATTACAAGCGTCAGCACATTCTTTGGTTATTTCCAACGGATGGATGAAATGGATCGAAATATAAAGAGGGTGATACTTTTTCAACATATCACATAGTTCATCGGTAATCCTTTGTGGCATCACTACGGGAACTTTTGTACCAATACGAATCATCTCAACATGATTTATATTCCTGACTTTTTTAAGAATATATTCTAAGCTTTCGGTTGACATTGTTAATGGATCACCACCAGATATCAAAACATCTCTTATCTCTGTATGATTTCTGATATATTCAATACTATTATCTATTTGTTGTTTTGAATAATTGGTATGTCCACCCACTACTCTTGATCGGGTACAATAACGACAATAAGTTGAACAAAAATTTGTTACGGTAAATAACACTCTGTCTGGATATTTGTGAACTAAACAAGTTCCCTTAACACTATGTGCTTCTTCTTCCAATGGATCTTTGGATTCATCTGGAGAATAAAATCTTTCATTTATTGTGGGAATAACTGTTTTTCTTAATATGCCTGTGGCATCGTTCTTAATCAAATTAAGAAAATAAGGAGTGATCCTTAGGGGTAGGTTTGAAATATTATCAATCTTTTCTTCTTCTAACAGATCTAATTCTATTTTTAAATCTTGTAACTTCTTCACGGAGTTGGATAGTTGCCATTTCCAAGACTCCCAATCGTCTGTTTTCATAATTACCTAATAATTAATTTATTATAAGGGTTTTTTCCTTTCATTATTTTTATTTTTTAAAACGATTTTAAAACGTTTTTTATATATATTACATTGAAAAATCAATTTTTTGACAGCTATTTATGTAAAAAACTGACTTCCACTTATTTACTTTATATCATACCATTAAAAATAATTGAAAATAATTAATTGATTTCAACAATTTCTTCATGATTGTGGAGAAATATAGTATGACTTATATTTTTTGTTTAAACTTTTTTATCGGTAAATTCTTTATATGTCATCACATTCTCTGTTACCTTTGAATCCAACTGAGCTCCGATCTTGGACATTTCAAGAGAATATAGTATATTTTGAACAAAACTTTTAAAAGGAATTCCCTTATGTTGTTCGTATTCTATCTCTAAATCCTTTAAATCTTTAACCAAGTGATTGATGTTTTTTCCTTTACTGAAAAATTTCGTCAACATTGGTTTATATTTCGTTGGATGTATATCTCCCTCTTGTTGTGCTATTATGTCTTTATATTTAGTTTCTAATAAATTAAAGATTCTCTCTTTTATTTTTCTTTCACATTGGGATTTTTCTGTTCTTTGTAAACCATTATCCACAATTTCCTCTTTTTCCTCTGGATATTTTCCTTCGGGTGCTTTTCTTAGTTTGGGAACAAATTTCTCCCTGATTTTATTACGATAGTCCATTCAAAAATCTTTTATTTCTATATATTGATTTTATGAATAACAAAAGTCTACTAATATATAACATTTTATCAAAATAAAAAATTAAAAACTATATAAACATTCGAATATATAATGATTTACAAAAGAATCCTATTAATTGATGAAGGAAAAAGCTAAAACCATTGAGCAACGATATGTACATTTAGAGCAAAGGGATCAAATTTTATTAAGACCCGATACACAAATTGGAACAGTTTTAACAGAAGATAGAAACCTATTCGTTGTTGATGATGTTAATAATATAGAAAATATAAAGATAGTAAATCGATCAGTTAAGTACAATCCGGGATTTTTCAAAATAATTGATGAAGTGCTAACAAACGCTTCAGATCATTCCATCAGAACGGGTCAAGTTAAGAATATAAGGGTGATCGTGGAGAATGACCACATAGAAATAGAGAATGATGGTCCGGGTATTCCTGTCGTAATTCATAAAGAACAGAAATTATATGTTCCAGAAATGACATTCGGTTTACTCCAAACAAGTGAAAATTATGATGACACCGTAAAAAGAACTTGGGGTGGAAGAAATGGAATTGGTGCTAAATTAACAAATATCTTTTCGAAAAGATTCATAGTCGAAACAGCGGATGGTAAAAATAAATTTTATCAGGAATTCACTGATAATATGTCCAAGAAAACAAAGCCAAAAATAAGATCTCTTAAAAAGAATTACACTAAAATAACATTCTATCCTGATTTCGAAAGATTTGGAATACAAGAAATCGATGATGAAATAAAATCAGTTATAGTAAGAAGATGTGTTGATATAGCTGTTTATTCTGGTGTGAAAGTGTTTTATAATGGTATTCAAATACCGATCAAGAATTTTAAAGATTACATGAAGATGTTCGTAGATGATACCGCTGAACTATTCACTGAGAAACTCGATGAAAATTGGGAAATCGGGGTATCCAAATCAGTTGATGGTGGTTTTAATCAAATATCAATGGTTAACGGATTATCCACAAACAGGGGTGGTACTCATGTAAATTATATCAGTAATCAACTTACAAAATCAGCACAGGAATTATTAGCTAAGAAATATAAGAACCTGAACATAAAACCAAATGATATAAAAAACAACATCTTTCTCTTTGTTAATACAAAAGTAATAAATCCGAGTTTTGATGAACAATGGAAAGAAACATTAAACACAAAAGTAAACGGTGATGGTCCGGTATTATCTGAAAAAATTATAAAACAATTTACCAATTCGGAAATTGTAGAAGAAGTTATCAGGTTTTTACATATCAAGGAACAAGTTGATACTAAAAAAGAAATTGGTAGACATAAAATCAAAATTAGTAAATTAGAGGACGCTAAGAAAGCCGGTACATATGAAAGTGATAAGTGTTATCTGATGTTGTGTGAGGGTGATTCCGCTTCCAACCAAGTTATATCTGGATTATCTGAGGTAGACAGTTCTTACTTTGGTATTTTTCCGCTTCGTGGAAAACCATTAAATGTAAGAGAAGTCAATTTAGCGAAAGTTCGTGAAAATGAAGAAATGAAAAATATTATCAATATCCTTGGTCTGGAATTCGGTAAAAAATATACTGACACATCCAAACTAAGATACGGTAAAGTTGTTTTCTTCTCTGACCAAGATGTTGACGGTGCTCACATCAAAGGATTATTGATTAATATGATTGATACTTTCTGGCCTGAATTATTAAAATTGGATTTTATTTACGAGTTCATGACACCAATCATGAAAGTCTATGATGATAAGAAATTCGTTAAATATTTTTATAGGTTAGGTGATTGGGAAAAATATCGAAAAGAAAATGATGTAGATAAATACAATAAGAAGTATTTTAAGGGGCTGGGAACGATTGAAGATGAAGAAATGAAGGAATTCTTCAGGAATATGAAAAAACACCTTATACGATTCTATTATGACCTCAAATCGAATACAGATGACCTTATCGATTTAGTATTCGAGAAAAAAAGGGCAGATGACAGAAAAGAGTGGATGAAAGCGTATAGTGCTACTGATTTCATAGATAAATTTACTACTAAACAAACTTATGACAAATTCATCAACAGTGAATTGATGGAATGGAGTATGGCTGATAATAACCGTATGATTCCAAATTTAATTGATGGATTTAAACCCGTACAGAGAAAAGTACTTTATTGCTTTCATAAAAAAGGAATAAGGGGTGAAATTAAGGTAACAGCTTTAACTGGAGCCATCATGGAAAGTTTGGCTTACCATAATGGTGATGTTTCTGGTAATAAGGCAATCATCGGAATGGCTCAAAACTTTGTCGGAACAAACAACTTGAATTTAATAATCGGTAAGGGAAACTTTGGTTCGAGATTAAAAGGGGGTGAAAACGCGGCCAGTCCAAGATACATCTTCACGAAGTTGAACGATTTAACCCCTTATATTTTCTTAAAAGAAGATTTGGATGTTTTGGATTATCAAACTGATGATGGATCACCAATTGAACCTGTTTATTTTGTACCTATCGTTCCAATGGTTTTAATCAATGGGGCAAGTGGTATTGGTTCTGGATATTCAACCAACATTCCAAGTTTTAATCCATCAGAAATCATCACCTATTTATCAAATAAAATAAAAGGTAAGAAGAATAACATTGAACTAAAACCTTATTATAAGGATTTCAAAGGGGAAATTGTTTTAGATACTGAGAACAGTAGATATGTTTCCAAAGGTATCATGACTAAAATTTCAGATCACATTTACGACATAACCGAACTTCCTTTATGGACTTGGAACGATTCATATTACGAATATTTGGATAAATTATCAGAAGATGAAAAAGACAAGAATGGAAAACTGATAAGAAAAGCATATATTCGTGATTGGATAAAAAATGGTAATGATAAAGATGTCAAAATTAAAATATATCTTCAAAGAGATGTTCCACCAGAATTCATAGCTAATATCTGGAAAAATCTAAAAATGGAAACTTATATTTCATATAGTAATATGTATCTTTTTGATGAACACAGACAATTAAAAAAGTTTGATACTCAATATGATATAATTGACTATTTTTATAATGTTCGTTTGGATTTTTATAAAATAAGAAAAGAACATCAAATAGAGGAACTGAAATTTGAAACTGAAGTCCTGAGGAACAAGATGTTGTTCATAAAAAATGTCATCGAAGATAATATAAAGGTTAGTAAAAGATCAAAAGATGAAGTAGAAGCCGATATAATCAAATTAAATTTAATGAGGGTTAATGGTACATTTGCTTATCTTTTGAATATGTCTATTGTTAGTTTAACCAAAGAAAAACTCATTGAACTCAAAGAAGAATTCGATAGAAGTAAAGAAAAGATTAAAGTATTACAATCCACATCTATCGAGGATATCTGGTTAGAAGAACTCAATGAATTGAAAAAGAGATTGAAATAAAATGTGGTCAGAAACGGGAATTGGAACTGGAACATTCTGGAAGGATCATTTTTATTGTCCTATTTGTGATAAGAATGGAAATATCGAAGTAATGGAAATTGAATTTATAAAAGAAAATTACAATGAAAAACACAATAAATGCCATAATTGTAATTCCCTATTAAAAGATACCCAACTTTTAACATATGAAGAACATATAAATAACGAAAGAAATAAAAAATTAAATGAAATATTATGGGACTGACAGATTTTACAATCCCCACTGAAATGATAGGAACAACATCAACATATTTAAAATGGTTCGAAGATAGTCACTGTCCTAAATGTGGGTCGAATGACGGAATGTATTTCGATGAAAATAATAATGAATGTAAACAATGCCATTGGAAAGGAGAAGTGTCAGACTTATTAGACGATGAAGAATATATAAATAAAACAAGATCAGAAAAATTAAAGGAAATTTTAAAATGACAGAAAAATGGACAAGTGATTTGATCACCTTTCTCAATGATAGTTCATCATTAAAATATTGTCCGAAATGTGGATATGGAGCGGAAAAAATAAGAGGTTATCACTTAACCATAGGTAATAAATGTGAAAGGTGTGATTGGAGCGGAAAATTTTCAGATTTATTAAATTACGAACAAATGATAAATAAAACAAGATCAGAAAAATTAAAAGAAATATTATTATGATAATAAACAAGGAATCAAGAAAAAAATTAATAGATGAATATTATCATAAGGAAGAAGAAATATTTTTGAGGACATTGGATCTTACAGATAATGAAATAAAAAAAATAACTCAAACACCAATAAATTATGACACTAATGAATATAAAGATTTTTCTATTGGACATCTTAAAGAAGATTTGAAAGATTTTGTTACTGATGAATATTATAAAACTGGTGGAATTGACTTTGATTCCGATATGGCTTTAGAATTGTTATATGATAAAGAATATATGTTATATGAAAAGATTAATAATCACATAACAGAAGAAAATCATAAAATTTTTGTTGATGATATAAAAATAATTTTTGGTGTTTTTTCTGATTCTGATTATCCTCTTTCAATATGCTATTTTGAAAAAGATAATACTATTTGTTCTATGAAAAGTAGATACAATTACATGGAACATTTTATTAATTTTAATAGAAGTAAAAAATTAAAAGATATACTATCATGAAACCATTTAACTTAGAAGAACATTTAGATTGGCTAAAATTTATCGATGGAAAACAAGAATATGACACTTCTTCAGTGGGTCAATATCAAGGATTGGTTTGTCCTGAATGTGGAAGCGAAAAAATATATCATCATAATAGGGGTGGAGGTGATGAAAAATCATGGTTTGAATGTGAAAAATGCCATTATATGAATAATGGAGATGTGAAAAATATCCCGACTTATGAAGAATATATAAATAAAACGAGATCCGAAAAATTAGGAGATATATTATGACAAAAACTGGAAATCATTGTCCATCAGGTGTACCGGGAGTATCGGGTGCTGCTGGTTTTCCGGCCAATAGTGATTATTGGATTAAAGAAATCAATGGTGATTATTGGGTTAATGATTTAATTAAAGAAATTAACGAAAATGGAAAGTCGAGTAATAAATATACACAATCCAAACATATAATAAATGGAGAAGAATATATTTTTTATTCTGGGGGATCAGCAAAAATAACCACTTTGAATGGTGTTATCGAATCAATAGATGATAATCCGGCTGTGGAATATGGTGAATTTGTAAAATATTGGTTCAAGAATAATAAACTTCATAGAGAACATCATCCAGCTATAATTACAAGTGGTGGAGTAAAAATGTATTTTTTGAATGATATTGAATTTACAGAAGAAGAATTCATTAATGATGACAGAAATAAAAAGTTAAAAGATATATTATGTTAACAGCTAAAGAAAAAAGTTATGTCATCTGTAAAGATGAGCTAATAACATTTTACCCCCCTTTAAATTGTCCTGAATGTAATTCTGACCAAGTTCATCCTTTCTACGCCACGAGTTTCTCTTATTGTAATTCTTGTAATTGGGAAGGACATAATGAAGATCTTATATGTAATCATATCTATTCCGAAATAGAATTGAAGATGATGGAATGGAAAAAAAAGTTTTACCCCGAATATCATAAAAGAATTTTAGAAAATATTGATAAAAATTATCATCACGGTAATCATTTCTCACCAGCAACAAGTCAATGGTTTAAATTTGGTGATAAATATAAAAATAATAATCAATGTTTTTATTGTCCTAACTGTGGATCAAATCATGGTCGTATGATGATTTATATGAATATATATGAATGGGCTGAATGTTTAGGTTGTGGTTGGAAAGGTAATAATGAAGATTTATTCGAATCGAATGAAGAATATATCAATAGTAATAGAAGTAAAAAATTAAAAGAAATATTATATGATAAAAACACCGTTTAATTATACAGGATCTAAACTGAATCTAAGAATTCTTTGATATTTATCAACGATATTAGTTACTAAACCATTATTCATGTCAATGATGTGATTAAAGAGCTAATAGACATTCACAGACAACTTATTAATAATCCAGATGAAATAATAGAAGAAGTTAAAAAATTGGCCAATTGTAAAGATGACCAAGAAAAATATAATCAGTTGAGAAATTCATATAATGAAAATGGAAAAACGGCAGCCAAATTATGGGCACTCATGCTGAGTTGCACAAATAATATGATGAGATTCAATAAAAGCTTGGATTTTAATCAAACATGGGGTAAAAGAGGATGGAATCCAGCCACCGAAAATAAGGTAAAAGAATTCGTAAATCATGTTTCAAAACATAAGAACAAAATATATTTATCAGCTGTGAATTTTTACGATGTTCCAATAGATCCAAAAGGAATGTACTATGTGGACCCTCCTTACACAAATACAGAAGCTGGGTATAACGCTTATTGGTCTAAAAACTTAGAAACCAGACTTTATAATTACTTGAGAGAAGTTGATAAAAGAGGTGGTTCATTCGCGTTATCTGGTATCATCGGAGAACATAAAGACGGTGAAAGAGCCTTCATTATTGATAAATTAATTGAAGATGGTTATAATCATTCAGTACTTGATTTTGGATATGAAAAAGTGGCCAGAAAGAAAGAAAGTAAAAACTCTAAGGAAGTTTTGATATATAATTACTATAAGGTTTAAAACTATACCGGCATGAGAAAATTTTTAATATTAGTTTCTTTTCTATTTTTATTTTTACTTACAACATCTTGTGATTCTGTTTCTCAAAGAGTGGAATTTGACTATGATCATTATGAAGTTGTCACTTGGAATACATTTAAACACGATCATTATGATTATGATTCGAGAGTTTCAACGGACTGTATTAAATGTATAGATTCTATAAAAAAATCGGAATACGAAATAGCAAAAAAGAGAATCAAAGAATTCAACAAATTATGAAAATAGTAGAAAAACTTAAAGAGGCAAAATTCTATCTGAACAAGCCTTATGATTTAAATTCACACGATAAAGGTATTATACTCTTAAATAATATCATTAAATCATTGGAAAAAAAATAATGGAAAAAATGAAAACACGAATTAAAGCAATATTCAAAGGGTTAGATGGTTCTTTGGGATATATGAAAAATTTCGATTATGACTTATACATTGGTATTGTCGATAATGGTGAAATACAAATTGAAGCATTATATCATACAGAAACAAAAATATGTAATTATTCAAACATAATAACCTTTTTAGAAAATTGGGATTTAATAAGAAATAATGATTAATATTCTTCATATGAAAATAGTAAAAGAGGAAGAAAAATTATCACCAGATGAATTAATTCATTCATTTAAGGTAGATGTTAATGTAGAAGCAGTCTCAGAAATAGATGAAACAGTGGCTTCAAGAATTATTAACTGTTTAGACGAAGATGAAAAAAAACTGATTCATTATTTCAACAAACCAATTAGTGGAAAAGTCTATTTATCATATCCTCTCAATGTAATTGTGGAAGTTGATATAGATGAATGTAAAACCATTGGTTCACTTTTATCTAAAATAGCTAAATCATATAAGAATATATACGATACTGAGGATGAAACCCAGACAAATTATCAACCAGCAGGATCTCTCTTAAATAGAGGTGAAACAGATGGAACATTTGGAATTTGGGGTCATGTTATAAGTGATTTATACTTCGAAAGAGTGAGTGTCTACAAAAACGGATTGATCGAACTTGGAATCGGTTCATGATGAATAAAATAAAGAACATAGCTTTAGTCGCTCACGATAATTGTAAAAAAGATTTAATTGAATGGATTGAGTTTAATAAAGAAATTCTTTCTAAACATAAATTTGTTTGTACAGGGGAAACTGGTAAATTAGTTCAAAATGTATTTGATAAAGATATAAATCTTATTTTGTTAAAAAGCGGACATTTGGGTGGGGATCAACAATTGGGATCTATGATTTCAAATAATGAAATTGATATTCTTATATTCTTTTGGGATTCAATGCAACCACATTCTCATGATGTAGACATTAAAGCTCTTTTGAGAATATCAGTCTTATATAATATACCAACTGCTTGTAATCGTTCAACTGCCGATTTTATTATTTCTTCATATTTATTCGAACAGGAATATGAACCAAAATTAACTGATTATTCAGATTATATCAATAGAAACATATGAGAGCACCAGAAAGAATTAAAATTTATTTGGATTTATTGAAAGAAAGATCTAAAACATCAACACCAATGATAGTAAAAGAATTAATAACTTCTGATACCTTGAATGTAGATGAATTATATAATGAATTGGAAAGGGTATGGTTGGAAAATCCTGATTGGAGATTTACTCAACTTTGTGTGAATACTGGACTTATACCCAACTTACCGGGAATGTGGTATTATACTGAGGATAGAGAATTTATGGAAGGTTTGGGGTTTCCAATGAGAGAGATATTATTATGGGGAACTCGTGGGAAAAAAGGAAATGAACCATTAAGATATATCCAATTAAAAGATATGACCAATGAACACATCCAATCTATTCTTGATACTCAGACACAGTTAAACAAAGAAACCAAACAATTTTTCTCGAATGAATTAGAACTTCGTAAAGAGAAACCAGAATTAAACATCTTTGAAAATGTTACAGAAATTTGAAGAATATCAATCATTAAAAGGCTGGATCAAATATCAAAGACTTGAACAAATGTATGCGGTTCGTTTAATGTTTGTAAGTAATTTACCAGATGATGATCCTAACAAGGAAGAATTAATTCAATCTTCTTTAAATTTAGTCCACAACGCTCATAGAAGTCGTATGGAACAAAGAGAATTGTATGTAAATTCAGTAAGAAAATGATTAAGATTGATTTTCTGATTTGAATACCGCTACTCTTTCATTTCCAACATAAACAGACATCAACCATCTCATATGGTATACCTGAATATTCCATCCACCAGCGAAAATGGTATTTGTGTCGATACGATAAATAACATCATTTGAATCGTAACCAGTGATATGAAATTCAAGACCAGTTCTACGCTTAGAAACATCACCAAATTTAAATTCGTTAATGGTTGGATATCTGGTTTTTAATTTATAGAATAAAAGATTAAGTTTACCATGTTCTCTATCTTGATAAGCGTCCTGTTGTTCTTTAATATATTTGTTGGTTTCCCATTCATCCCATCCGAGTAATTTACCTTCAAGAGTTCTTTTATAAAATTCCTCGATATCGTATCCAATTACATTTCCTTTTCTGTCATAATCTTTGACCGCCCATTTTTCTTCGAATTCTTTTTCAGATAAGGTTTCTTTTTCTTTTCTTATGAAATCTTGTTTTCTTAAAATTTTCTCTTTAATTTCTTCTTTATGTTCGTCAATTGATGGTTGAATGGCTACTTTTACTTCTTCGATAATTTTTGAATAAACTGAATCTTCAGCGAAATCAATATTCTTTTCACCTGCTTTAGCCACATATTGTTTAACTCTCTTAATTAAATTCAAATATTCACCTTGACTTTCAAGTTCTTTAATTTGTTCTGGATTCAAAAAATTCCAATGATCAACGACATATTTAAACATCGAAACATCACTATAAGAAATATGATACATATTCTTGGTCATTCGTGGGCCGATATTAAAAGCACTAACGCCTCTCGCTCTGAAACCATCAAATGCGGTTTTTATTCTTTTGAGAATAAGAGTTTTTTCTTCTTCGGTTTTTTCAATAGGTTTAGGTGTTGGGGGTTTGAAATTAATTTTTTTATTGAATCCAGCCGGGATCTTCAAACCAACTGATGATAATATTTCTTCGAATTTTGGATATTCTATCTTACCATCTTTCAACATTTCCACATAAATTCCGTCATCAAGAGCTCTCCTGACAGACCTTTTATTTGAATTTGTTTCATCACTTTCGATCTTTTCAAGATCTGACTGGCCGAATATTTTTGAAAGAGTATTGAGATAATCATGATAAGTATCCATTACTTCCTTTGGTGCTTGTTTACCATTCGGCCAATTTCCTTCGGCATGCTTTTTAGCCCATTTAATCCATGATCCCGGATATGATTTTTCATCCTTTTCCTTTTCCTTTTCCATGTATTCATCATAAGTAGTATGATAAACCCCATAATATGAAGAAGGTTTCAGATAATCAGTATTCTTTTTAAGAAACTTATAAAAGGCTTTCAAAATGGGAGAAACTTTTTCCTTATACTCTGATAAGGTCATGAGATAAGAGGGGGTTGTTTCTGACATGGCTTCGAAAAGTTTAAAGGTGATTATCATATTCTTGTCGGAATCTTTTTTCATATATATTAAAAATGAAAACTGAACTACAAATTTACCACATTTATTTGAATTAAAAAATAATATATACACTTATGATTACAAAATTTGATAATTTTTTAAAGGAAATAATCGGTAGTGGAGAATTTGCATCGTTTCATAACAAAGCCGGTGAAAATTTCTGGGGAAATATTGGTGGTGGTGTATTACCAATATGTACTAAAACAGGTAGAATTTTATTACCATTTCGTTCAAGATATGTAAACGAACCGAATACTTGGGGAGTTTGGGGTGGAAAAATTGATGAAGAACATGGGGAAGCTCAATCAGACATCGAAGAAGTTGTCAAAAGAGAATTTATGGAAGAAGGTGGATTTGACGGCAATATTCAATTAATCCCTGCTTATGTTTTTAGAAAAGAAAATGTTTTCACATATTATAACTTCATTGGACTATTAGACCACGAACATCAACCAACATTAGATTGGGAAACAGAATCATTCAAATGGGTCACATTTAATGAAATGATGGGTATATCACCAAAACATTTTGGCCTATCTGGATTATTAAAAGACCAGAAATCCTTACAGACTATTAAAAAATACGCGAGATGATTACCTATTTCAAAATATTTGAAGGAAAGCAGGTTGGTATTTTATATCATTGGACAACATTTGCTTCAATATATTCTATATTACAAGAAAATTATTTAAAAGCCACATCTTCTATTCGAGATGATGCCACATCTTTTAATAGTGATGATTTTTATGGAGTTTCTTTCACACGAGATAAAATTTTTCATGGTTGGAAAAATAGACATTATCCAATGGAAGTTTGTATGGTTGTTGATGGTGATAAATTATCTAACAATTATAAATTGCTTCCATATGACGATTTTTTTGATGGTAAACTAAAACCAAAAAAGAATGTAGCTGATGAAATGGAAACCAGAACCAATAAAAGTATTGAAAAAATATCTAAATATATTATTAGAATAGAATTATATCATAATGATAAAGCATCAGAAAAAGAACAATTAGATTATATAAAATGGTTTGCACCTTATAAGAATGTTTATAAAGGATTTAATGTTGATAACTATACAACAATAGATGAATTTAAAAAAGAATTATACGAATATATTCGTTCTAAGAACATCATTTGTATTCTGAAATAAATCAAACCTCATCATTTTTTATAAATATAATAAAGAAAGCATTGTATTTATGGAAGAGCATGTATTTTATTTCAAAGAATCAAGAGAACCTTGGAAACCAAATGTAAAATTAGAATCAATTATTACTGAATCCAGTGATAAGAAAAAAGGTAATACTGCTTCATTCGATTATAATAATGGAACAGCGACTTCGGATAAAAATAAAGTAATACTTGGTGGGGATTATCAAAAAAATCCTTATATTTCTCACGAAGATTATCTACAATATCTTGAATTCACTTATCTGGTAGAACAAGGATATATAATAAAACCAGATTTTATTTGGTTTACGATTATGTGTGAAATTGCACAATTCGTCAATTCCGACCCCGAAAAATTCAGAAAATATTATACAACAAGAAAAAAAGAAGAAGGAAAGATTTCGATTAATGTTCCGGGAGGGGTATCAAAAATATCAGGTTGTGTTGAATTACCACTCGATTTAGCCACAAAAGCTGTTTTAGAACTCATACCTACAAACATAACTGAAGATATGATAGTTCCAAAATTTTCTACATTAACAGAAAGAAGTGAATGGGCTTTCAAATGTTCTTTTTTAGAAACAGTTTCTCCATTCTATCAATATGGTCTGTACGGTTGTGGTTTCAGTAAAATAAAAATATTAGGAACAATAGATGATTATAAATTAATGATAACAACATTAAATAAAATCCAAGAAATAATTCCTGATTTCGATTCTTATTTTAAAAATTGTATTGAACAAATAGAAGAAATCATAAAAGAGTGGGATAATAAATATTTCTGGAAAGATATTTGTTGGACAGAAGATGGGTATGGAACTAAAAATGTTGATGGTTGGTTTACCAAATTTTATAGAAATTATGATGGTAGAACAAAATCTGTATCTTCTTTTCCAAAACATATAACGAAAGTTGATTATACTGATTTACACGATGATTCAAAATTTACAATGTATATCGGATTATTAACATCGACCTATGAAGATGGTTGTTATGTTCCTGATTTTATAAAAGTTATTACACAATTAAAAAGTGAGTAATAGGGTAAATAAAACTGATTTTGTACCTGATGAACCCTTTAAAAATAGAGGTTATAATCATGGTCAATATGGTTTTAAATCTTTTTGTCCGAAATGTCATTGGAATTCGACTTGGGAAAAACCACATGATTGTGATGGTAAAATTGTTGATGTTCCTGATTCAATTAGATTTCCAAAGAAAAAGGCATCGAAAAGAACATGGAAAGTTTTTACTGAATTCTTAGTCAGAAAAAGAAAACTCACTGAAGAGGAATCAATAAATTTAGAAAGACAAAAAAAACTAAACCAAATATTATATGGGGGTAAAAAATACAGAAAGGATACTTTAAAATAATGGACTCCAAAGAAACATTAAAAAAGATTAGAGATCGTGAAATGAAAATTTCAGGATATAAAGAAATTCCATATAAAGATGCTGAATTAGAAAAATTGGATTTCAGGAATTTGGTTAACGATGAACATAAACAACTTATTAGAGATGAATTATTAAAAGAGGGATTATTTCTTGATTATATTACAAGTGATAAAATATTAACAGATACCGAGGGTCTGAAAAGAGCCACCGATGAAGAGATTATAAATACAAAAAGAAAAATAATATTAAAAGATACATTATGAATTACACGAAACCAAATGATAACAACTACGAAGATAATCCTAAGGATTGGTTATTCGGGGCTTTACTATTTACTCGTACACTTGGACTTATTATTCCAGTAGGAGAGGGAATAGTTGTAGACTTGAAAGGGGATATGATTGATTTATATCCAAACGCCAAAAGAGTTATTGTTCACGCAACTGGAACACAAATAGTTGTTGAAGATGCTGATGATCGAACCGATTTGAAAGAGGGTGATAAAGTAAAAATGGTAGACGAAGATACTATTATAAATTAATATGGACATCTGGACTGAGATAAGGAATGATGATTTCTTAGGAACATTTGAAGAAGAAGGTCGAATTCTAATGGGTTATTGTAAGTCTCTTGGCCATGAATGTATCAGTATTCCTTTTTATGGTAATTTTAGAAGTCATGATCCTCACATTTATGTCGCTGATTTTTTATTGACAAATCAAAAAAAGATTAGAATGATTATACCATATGAATACTTAAATAATTGGTCAATAAATCAAAATAGGAAAGAAAAATTAGATATTATATTGAATGATTAGATTATGAATTGAGGGTTCTGTTCATATCCTGTACTTCGACATAAATAGTTTCCACTTCGGGAATCGCTTTCTTAATATCCACTTTTATTTGATCAATCACATCTTCGATCTGATAACCAGTTGAATCATTATCAACATCAATGGATATAAGAACAAGGTATTTATCATTACCGATAACCATAGTCTGAACCCTATTAATATGTTCAACTATACTATATTCGTTTATAATGTTCTTAATTTCATTTCTTTTATTTCGTGGGATACTTTCACCGACAATCAATTTTCTTATTTCATTGGCCAGTTTATAAGAAATGGAAATAAGTAATAACCCAACAAAGATTGATCCAAAGGCATCGAAAATCGGATATTTTATAGAAAGTAGAGTTGTCAGTAATACGATTGTCAACCCCGTTAGTGCCCCGAAATCTTCCAATAAAACAACCATTAAATTTGTATCTGTTGAATCCTCAATGGCTCTAACAAATGAACTTTTCGATTTTTTTCGGAATTCTTTGTAAGCGACTGTAAAAGATTTGGCCTCGATTATCATTGATAATCCCAATACGATGAAAATCCAATAAATGTTATGTATAGGTTCAGGATTCAAAATTTTATGTACTCCCTCATAAATAGAAAATGAAGCCCCACCAAAAAACAAAAGAAAGGCCACCATCAAAGACCAAAAAAATGATTCTTTCTTAAATCCAAAGCTGTGCCATTCATTCGGTTTCTTTTTTGATCTCGTATTCCCAATCAATAGAAATATCTGATTTAAACAGTCTGCCGTAGAGTGAATTGATTCAGCCATCATAGCCGAACTACTTGTAATAAAGGCCACCGTGAACTTAATAATGGAAATAAGTGTGTTACCACCTAAGGCGAAAAAAACTGCCCTCATTGAACCATCTGACTTTGACATAATTGGTTTTATTGATTTGACGATACAAAGGTACAGAATTCTTTGATAATAAAAAAATTATATACCCAAAATATGTCTAAAACTTTGATTGAAAATAATCATATAAAGACAATAAAACCCTAATAATATGAATGATTTATCCATTAAAGTAAAAAGTAAAATAGACGAGTATTTGGAATTCGATTCGGATATTTTATTTGAAAAATGTGATTTTCTTGAAATATTTGGGGGATCAATAAGAGATTCTATAGCTGGAATGAAGATACACGATGTTGATATTTTAGCGTTATCAAAAAGTGCCAAAATCTGTGCGGAAATATTGGAGAGTAAAGGTTATCATTTCATCGAATTATTGAATGGTAAAGAATTACAAGAGATGTACAAAGATATTCATTGTATATTTGAACCTTGGACTTTTTTAAAACAAACATCACCAGATGATGATTTAAAAATGGTTCAAATCATTAGGCCATCGATTGATGTTAAAAACGACAAGGATAAGATCAAATTGACAAATCCTGATAATAGTTTTAATTTTCTTAATGAATCTGGATTTTTTCGATTGATGAAAGAAGTTGATTTATCTTGTTGTGGTGTGAGTTATAATGGAAAAATAATTAAAGAAAACTGTCAAGATGCAATAAAACATTGTCAGTGGGGATATTATTTAATAAATAAAGAAGCTCGTATGTATAATGAGAGTAGAATTTTAATGCGAACATCCAAATTGGATGGAAGAGGATGGACGAATATAGAAAATTTATCGAATGAACAAAAAATAAATTTCGATAGAAATCAAAAATTAGAATATATACTGAATGATAATTAATAATATAGGATTAAAAAACTTCAAGAGTTACGGTAATAACATGCAACGAGTCCCCTTTAAAAACGGGGGCGATCTTATACTTCTTTCCGGTGACAACGAAGCCGGTAAAAGTTCTCTGATTGAATCTATTGATTTTACTTTATATGGTGTTGTAAGAGGTAAAAATACTAAAAAAATAGCCCTTGTTAAACTACCAAACAGATTAAACAAAAATCTGGAAACAGAAATAAACTTCATAAATGATGATGGTGATAATATTCTTATCCGTAGAAAACTTGAACCCACCTCAATAGAAGTATATAAAAATAGTAACAACTTTTTTAAAGAATTCAAAGCTATGACCATTGAACAAAGAGAAAAGTTCATTGGATTGGAGTATAATACATATAAATCACTTATATCTCTTAACCTTAGTGATTTTGCCAATTTTGTTAATCTGGACACCGATACCAAAAGAAAATTACTTAACAAATTATTCAACATCACTGAAATTGACGAATATTTCTCTATCGGTAAAGAAATAGTCAAGAACTCATACAAAGAAAAAGAAAGATTAGAATCCATACTACTAAGTAATACCAATACTATTGATACTTACAATGAGAACATATCTAATATCAAATCTCAAACAACTGAAGTAAACAAGGAAGAAATCAAAAACGAGATTTTATCATATAAAGATACATATACTATATTAAAGCAAGCGATAAATGACTTGAATACTACTTCATTCCAATTATCAAAGGATTTCAGAAATAAGAAAGAAATATTAGAGGGGAAAAGGAATAAAATAATGCAAGAAAATTTCATCCTAAAAGAGTTCGGTAAAAAGATTGAGATCTTTAAAAGTGGAATATGTCCTGTCTGTGATAGTAAACTCGACACAGAGGATAAAAAACACAAACTGGTTGAGCTGGAGAAGGAGGAATCCGACCAATTACTTTATATTGATACATTAAAACAAGAATACACCATTTCTGTAAATGAAATAAAGGAATTGTCTGGAGAAAGAACCACAACAAATAATGAATTAAACAAGAAAAGTTTTGAATTCAATCAGATAGATTCTAAGCTAAGAGAACTGAAAAATTTATATCAATCCAATGATATTGATAGCGTTTCTATAATCGAAATAAAAAGAAACATTTCCAAATTAGAGCATGATAATTTAGAATTGAATAGGAAACTACTTGATGTCAAAAAGAAAATAGACCTTTACGAAAAAACAGTTGATTATTTATCAGAGAAAGGCATAAGAAAAAACATCATCAAAACTATTATTGATCCGATCAATAAGAATCTGGAAATCTTCCTGAAGAAAATAGAATCAAATTATAATGTCAAATTGAATGATGAATTTGATGCTGTGATAAAAGACAGATTTATGGACATTGATTCAGAAACATTATCTATCGGTGGTGCTCGTAAAATAAACATAGCTATAGCGTTATCTTACATAAAAACAATATTAGATCTAAATAAAAGAATAAATATATTGTTCTTAGATGAAGTTTTTTCTTCTATCAGTCCATCAAATATAAACATAATGTTAAGAGTTTTAAAGGATTTTGCCAAAGAAAACAATATAAATATATTGATTGTACACCAGATTAACTTCGATGAGAATAAATTCGATAGAATCATTCATATTGAAAAGAAATACTTTTCAATGATTACCGATAGCTATAAAAAGAAAGAAGAATAATGGGTATCAACGAATACGAAGAAATGAAATATTATACTCATTTTGATTATATTCCAATTCACAAATCGGATCTGATAAAGTTGAATCCATTTATTCTTGAAGAAAAAGTTTGGGATTATCAATTAGACAACTTTGTGTGTAAAAGATTATATAAAAATGATGAAATAATATCTATGTTAACAGCTGATATAAGTGAGATGGATGGATGTGATTACTATACAAAATATAAAAACATAAAAATATTAAATTGAAATAAGGAAAACTGAGATATAAAATGTTATTAGAATATAAAAAAAATATTGGAGAGTCATCCGTATATGATGTTTTTTTCTTCAATAAAGATAGATGGAATGATATATGGGGTAAAATTATCAATAAAGACTTGATATTTAATATGGAAAATATGGTTAATAACATCATATCATCATTAAAAGAAATTCAATTCGAAGATGAAGAATTAATAAAATCATTGGAAAAACATAGTAATCATCTCGTTTTTATGAAATCCGATGATATTGTAAATAAGGATGAAAGTGATGAAGTATTTGAAAGTGTTAGAAATTTATTGGATTCTATTCCAGATGAAGTAATTATCAACATGAGAAGAAAAAATAATTTAGATAAAATATTATGAACAGAAATAAAGAATTAACCGAATTAGTTAATCGTTTAAACAGAATTTTCCCAGAACTTAAACTATGGGATGGTTCATATTATATGGAAGAACCAGAAGTTTATGTACCACCCTATAAATTAGATTGGTATGATATTATTGAAATTCTGGATAAAAATGGTTTAGAAATAAAAAATAAAAAGGAAATATGAAGAAGAATATAGAATTTGGATCTGAAGCCCGAATGAAATTAATGAAAGGGATAAATAAAATAGCTGATAGTGTTGGTATTACCTTAGGACCAAAAGGAAGAAATGTCATCATAGAAAAGAGTGGTGGTCTCAGGATAGTAATTACAAAGGACGGTGTTACAGTCGCAAGAGAAATTGAACTGGAAGATCCTCTGGAAAATATAGGTTGTCAAATTATAAAAGAGGCAGCCACCAAAACATCTGATGATGCTGGTGATGGTACAACTACCGCAACAATATTAGCTCGTTCTATTGTCGAAAAAGGTTTAAAAAGTACAACAACAGGTATAAATCCAATAGATTTGAAAAAAGGAATTGATAAAGCGGTAAAGAGAGTTGTTGAAAGATTAAATGAAATTTCAGTAGAAATTGGTCTTGATTATGAAAAGATAAAACAAGTCGCTACTATAAGTGCCAATAATGATAAGGATATAGGTTTTATGATTACTGATGCTATGAAAAATGTTGGATTAACTGGTGTTATTACAATTGAAGAGGCTCGTGGAATGGAAACTACAATAAAAACTGTAAAGGGAATGAAACTCGATAGAGGTTATATTTCACCTTATTTCATCACGGATACAGAAAAAATGGAAACAGTTTTTGAGAACACTTATATTCTTATATACGAGGAAAAAATACAATCGATACATAATTTATTACCTATCCTCGAATTGGTTGTTCCGACAGGTAAACCACTTTTGATCATTGCTGATACCCTCGAAAACGAAGCACTCGGACCATTAGTTTATAATAAAGTAAAAGGAAATTTAAAAGTTTGTGCAATAAAAGCTCCCGGCTTCGGAGATAGAAGAAAGGATTTATTGGAAGATATCGCAGTTTTAACCGGTGGAAATTTAATATCCGATGGAATGGGTAGAAAATTAGAAACCATGAAACTTGAAGATTTAGGTATGGCTGAAAAAATTATAATCAACAATAACTCAACTATAATAATGGGTGGAAATGGTAATCCTGAAATGGTATTTGGAAGAATCAGTCAAATAAGAAATCAAATAGAAAACAATAAAAACGATTATGATAAAGAAAAAAATGAAGCTCGATTGGCCAATTTAACGGGTGGAATTTGTGTCATAAGTGTTGGGGCTTCCAGTGAAATAGAAATGAAAGAAAAGAAAGATCGTTTTGATGATGCTCTACATGCAACCAAAGCTGCCATTGGAGAAGGTATAGTTCCCGGTGGTGGAGTTGCTTATATAAGATGTATAAATTCACTGGATGATTTGGAAATCTCAAATGAAGATGAAAAGATTGGAGTTGATATAATTCGTAAAGTTTTGGAAGAACCACTAAGAAAAATAGTTGAAAATTCGGGAAAAGAATCCTCAGTTGTTTTACAAAATGTAAAATCAGGAACTTCTGATATTGATTATGGTTACGATGCTAATACTGAAAAATTCGGTAATCTATATGAACTTGGAATCATTGACCCAACGAAAGTGGCAAGGGTGGCTTTAGAGAATGCGGCCTCTGTTGCTGGTTTATTCTTAACTACGGAATGTGTAGTATCAGAAATAAAAGAAAAAAATGAATTTGGACTACATCAAGGTCCACCACCATTAATGTAAAAAAATTAAAAAAAAAATGAAAGATATAAATTGTCCTTATTGTAATGCAGAACAAGATATAAACCACGATGATGGCTACGGTTATGAAGAAGGATCGACCCATCAACAAGAATGTGGTAGTTGTGGAAAAACATTTGTTTATACCACTTCAATATCGTTTTATTATGAAGTTTATAAAGCAGATTGCTTAAATGGATCTGAACATGATTATGAACCAACACATACACATCCAAAACGATTCACAATGATGAGATGTACAATATGTGATGATGAAAGAAAACCGACCAAAGAAGAATTTGAATTGATCGGAGAAGATTAACTTATGGAAAAAACGAACAAAAAAATATTAGTTTCTTTTTCGGGTGGGTTGGATTCTACTTATCTGGTTTATGATAATTTAAGAAAAGGTAACACTGTTACTGGCTTATATACTACCATAAAAAACAATATAAATAAAATAAGAGTAGAAACCCATCAAACAAAAAAATTAGGAAAATTATTCAAAGAAGATTTTCCCGGTCAATTTACCTTAGATATGGGAATTGGATTCGATATTCCATCATCAAATGATTTGATTTTTAAACAAACTTTAATTTGGTTGGTATCTTTACTATATCATCATTCATCATCATATGACGAAGTTCAAATCGGTGCTGTAATGAATGACGATATGATCTCTTTTATAGATGATATTAAAAATATCTGGGAATCTTTCTCTTTTTTAAATCCAAAGCATCCAATTTTAACATTTCCATTGATGAAAAATGGAAAAGCTCAATTATCTGATTCCTTACCAAAAAAATATAAGGATCTGGTTGTGTTTTGTGAAAATCCAACTATAATAAAAGATTATGGATTACCCGAAGAAGATAATTTTGAATTTACAAATTGTGGAGAATGCCATTCTTGCAAAAGGTATGAATTCGATAAAGACATATGGAATATAGAATATGGTCAAATTAAAAATTCGAATGATCCACCATCAGACGATACTCCAGCATCAAACGGTATTCTAATCGGAAAACCAATATAATTTTTTTATTTCAGCTTTTTGTTGTAATTTTGTAGAGTTAAATTAAAAGCTAATATGAAAAAGACCAAATTTGATGATATTGAACGCACTTTCAGTGTTGTAAGTGAAGATTTCAAGGAAATGATTGAAATGAAATTCAAAGTTTCATTAGTCGAATCCAATGGTACTGTTCAATTCGAAACATCAATCCCCGATTATATTTTCGATGAAGCCAAGAAGATTTGGCCGGAAGATTATGATTTCGAATTCATTAAAACGAAAAGAGAAGAAAACAAAGTCGGTAATCTTGATTGGCAACTCAAAAAAGTCAAATCGAAAGTTTTAAGACATCAGGCCCTTGTTGGTATCGAATCAGAACTTTGGGATTTATCAAAAAAAATTCAGGGTTATCATACATTCGATGAAAAAATCGGTGATAAAGTCATCATGATTTATTTCAGGGGTTCATCATCCACTCAGAGAGAAAGACATTTTGGTGGAGACATGGGATTGGAAAACAACATCAACTTCCAGTATTTCACAGCTTATCATCACTTGGGTCAGGAAAAGAAATGGTTGAGTGATGATATTATAACCGTTGAAAAATTCACAGCCTATTACAAATGTGGAATGAGTGAACAGGGTGAAAATCACAAATACAAGGAAAGTCAGTTAGTACCACTTCACCACACCTATGAGGATTTAAGAAATTTAAAAGGGGCTTATATTATGATTCCTTGGAGTGAAGAAAGAGAACAATATTTGAAAGCAATTCAGAACAATTTCACTAACCTGACAGAAAAATTGAATGAATTTCTCAAAGATCTGACGGAAGAAAAACTCGATAATCTTATTGAAAATCATCCAGTTCAAAAATTACTTTCAAATTAATTTTTTTATTCCAATTCAATTTATTACTTTTGTTCAATTCGCTTTAATAATTTTAAATTATGGAATTCGTCATTTGTCTTTTCAGAAAAACATATAGTAGTGGTGAACACAGGGAATATGTCCTTGTTGAAAAAACCGATGATGAAAACTATATTCATGAAGCCATGGAATATTGGGGGGAATCAAGTGATGGTGGACATGGCTACGGTTATACAGTCCATTGTGATGATATTATTGAAAAACCTACTCAACAGGTTATTGACCATCTTATCAAAGAAGTCAATGAAGATATAAAGCATTTACAAAGTTCAATTGAATTTCAAAAAATATGCTTTTGAGGGAGGGGATTTAGTCAATAAGAAAACCGTAGAATATCTTCTTGGTAGAAAATATCTAAAGAGAGGTATGATACAATTTGATAAAAACGAATATAAATACGAATTTTTAATTTATTTATAAATAAGAAATGTTTGTTGGTCGATTAGTGTAATTAGATACGATCCAAAAAATTAGCACGCCGGTAGCGGAAGTTTACCCATAACATTTGGATGTAAGGGCCAAATACACGGAAGAGTGGTGGAGAATCGGGAGTCCACAGACCAATGAACTAAATATTATAAGGAAAAATATGGGTGTAATTTCAATCAATTACAAAGGAGGGGCCTTTATTGAAGATGATAAAGACGGAAATCAAATAAGAGAAAAGATTATTTATGAATCCGTTGAAATATCATATAACAATTTAAAGGATAAGAAAATTTTCAACTCTGGAAATTTTGTTCAGGATTGGTATGACTGTAATAGATTTATCATCATGGAACTTTGTGATAAGGAATATAGATTTTCAAATTCCAGTTCAGTTGATCATTTTATTATGGATGGTGCACCTTATGAAAGTGCGTATTTGAAAAAAGTAAAATCGAATTTATTAAATGAGGGTGGACCAGATAATAATTGGTATTTGGATTATGAATATGACCATTCAAATCAAGGGATAGAATTTTTTGTACCACAGGGAACAAAACCAACTTGGGAAGAATTGAAAGCTAAATGTAAAAAAGATTAACAACTTTTAATATTAATACAACTATAATAGAACCCTTCAATTAAATCAATCAATATAATTAAATTAATATGAAACGAGAAATGACATACAATGTATTTATCGATGACAAACTTCGTCCTCTCGATATTTTTTACAAAACAAGTAATCCTTTATATAAGGAACAATTTGTGGTTATCAAATCATACAGTCAATTCACTGAACATATCGAAGAACAATTCAAGAAAGAGGGAACTTATCCCGGCTTTATTAGCTTCGATTATTTATTGGCTGATGTCATTATGCAGGTAACAGAGGATTTCACTGTTTTTAATAATGAAGAATCCTACACTCCAACTGGTTTTGAATGTGCACAATGGATCGTTGATTTTTGTAAGACAAATAATCTTCCTCTTCCAAAATATAACATTCATGACATGAATCCTACGGGAAGAAGATTAATTTCCAAGGCATTCAACAAATCATCTGTTACAATGACCGCTTCAGATCCTTTCATTGAAAAAACAACAGTTGTAGTGAAAGATTCGATAACAGAGAATCCGATTCATGAAGTTCCGAAAACGGTAAAACCCGAAAAAACTGAGAAAAAAGCTAATTCAGAAACCAAAAAAGCTAATTCCGTAATCAATAAAACTAAGGATAAGGAACTCATAACTGGTATCCTAATTGAAAGTTTAAAGGGTAAATCACTCTCTAAAAAAGAAATTGATGTTATCCTTATTCCCGAATTTTCAGACAGTTATACACTGAAGCAGAAGAAAACTAAGATTGAAAATATTATGTGGGAACTTAAGCTAAAGGGTATTATTGTGAATACGGGTACAATTCGTGTTCCATCGTGGAAATTAGTGAAAAAAGAAAAAAAATAAGCTAAAAATTTTTTTATTAGAAATAAATTTCATTATCTTTACAGAAATCATTAATCAAATCAATATTAAATCAAAAAGGTATGTTCGACAGTCTTAAAAAGAAAATGATGTCTCCTGAGTGGCAAGCACAAGAAATCAAAGAGGAAATTAAGAAAATTATCGAAGAGAATTAATATCATGTTTGCTTAATGATTGGTTAATTCCGAATTCTCCGCCTCGTGAGGGGCGGGGAATTCCCTTTTTGATTATTGAGTAAACAAAGTTTTCTTTATTTCTGAAATATAAGATATTAAATGAATGACAGGATCTACTGTCGTTTCATAATTTTCATTATAACTTTTTGAAATTCCAATAAGGTTGAAACCCTTATTTGTAATTATATCTGGATGATTAGTTTTTAGATATTTGTAGAATGGTCTACCAAGAATAAACATTAAATCCTTTGGCCTATTTGTGTAATTATCTACAACAAAATCGTAAATATTATCAAAAGTAGACTTACTACCTAAAATAAATTCATAGATATCCGTATAGGTTTCCTGAATTTGAATATCCTCATTCCCCGTCAAAAATATAGCATGAACACCCTGAACAGCCGCTCTCAAATCAGGGAAATAAGTATTTATCAAATTTGTTATTGTTTCTGGTTTCAAATTTAATCCAGCGTGTTTACTAACAGCGGTTAAATACTTGGTATATCCACTATGTAAAAATTCTCTTTCTTCATCATTTATCGGATCAAATTTCAATAATGGTTCGAAACGAGATAAAAGAGCCGGAACTTTAATGGATTGGATTTCATTCATTGTAATAATGAATCTAACCCTCTGGTCATAATCTTCAATAAATGCCTTGAAAGCCTCTTGAAAATCCTTAGTCGAATTCTCAAATTCTTCCATATAAACATATTTCATGCTATCATCTGATTTGATAAATGGAGATTTCATAGAAGTACAAAAATCTTCCAATTCATCCCTTAATGTATCTATCTTTCCATTTAACGATGCATTTATTCTAATAAAATCTCTATCTTTCAATAAAATTCTGGTAATTGTACTTTTTCCAGTTCCTTGATGTCCGTGAAGTAAATAATTCCTTTTGAATCCCTCTCCAAGTTCGGCTTTGATTCTCGGAAGAAGAACCATTTGATTCAATGATTTTGGACGATATCTTTCCCAGAATAATCCATCTATATAATTAGGCATAATATAAAAAATTTATTTACCTATTTTATGAATAAATTGACGAAAGGTTTAATATTTTATATTATTCCCATAGATTTAGGATCTACAAAAATTGTGGTATTATTAATTACCCAATCTCCATTCTCATCCTTAATTCTATTGACACCATAGAAACCAGTTTGAATACCAGATGCTTTTCTATTGTTATACCCGGCTAAATAATCACTTTTCAAAACGGTTTTTTTAGTTGGATCATTAGATCTCAATTCGAAATGTAAGTGATTACCATATGAAAATCCAGTATCACCAATAGTCCCTAACAATTGACCTTTATCAACCTTATCACCCGCTTTAACAAATACATCCTGTAAGTGTCCATATATTGCCACATATTGTTTACCGTCATTCGGAGAATAAAAAACTAACCAAACTGAATTACCATATCCACTCGGAGAACGATAAATACTCTGACCATATTTATTTATACCACTTCCTTTTGGAGATTCTATTTGATTAACATATGGACTATACGCATGTTGAATTATACCGGCATACACAGCATATACTTTTGTCCCATTTTTTGCCCCAATATCTGTTCCCCCATGAAATTCCCATTTACCGCCATTTGTTAAAATTCTAAATCCAAATGGGGATGTTATAGTTCCTACATGATTAGTTGGATGTGCAAAGACATCAGATACAGAAAGAATCTCTGATGGGTTTATTTGAGTTGTTGTTACTGTTCCTGATGTGGTCGTTGTGGTGGTTGTTACAGCATTTGGATCTGAATTATCAACATAAGTGATTCCATTTTCGTTTATTATAGTTCCCAAAGTCATATCTTCACTCTCCAAAAATGTAACTCCTGAATCAGCATTTGTAAATCCACTCAATAAATCATCAGCATTCTGACCTACCTCTTCAAAATAATCTGGGTTGTTTTGTTGAATATATTGAATTTTATTAACCTCGTCCTTATTTACTTTATCCACTAATCCAACATCAACATATTTTCCATCTTTGTCATTATCTTCTCCATTTGGTGAACCAGTTTGTTCACCTTTAGATAAAGTTGAACTTTTGGAATCACTCATTTGTTGAGTTTCCTTTTGAACCGTTGTTTTTACTGTTTGTTTGGCTTCACTTCCAGTATAATCACTATCACTATATTTTACTTTATTGATGGTCAAATCTGTATCATCTACATTAGGATCACTATATCTTTTTCCAGCCATTTATTTTAAGTCAATTTTTTTACTTTATCATTATCCACAATGAAAACATTTTTAGATAAAAATGTATCTTTGACAGTCTTATATTCTGCCAATATTTCATCCAATTTCAATTTTATAACAGGATTTCCCTCAGCAAGTAGTGAACTTGGTTTAATGAGTTCATTCACAAATTTATCGAACCAATCAAAAAAATGTCCTGTTAATAAAGCTTGTTGATCAGCATCAACAGTCCCCAGAGTTATATTTCCTTTACTGTCTTTTAATTCCAGATTTATATTTGTATCGTTAATTGTCATTTTATTGAACAAATAATCCAATGTTAAATCTGTATCATCTACATATATTTGGCATCGTTCATCAAATGTCAATGCAGTAAAATTAGCGTATTCATCATCTCCCAAATCCGCCAATTTTTTCTGTAAATTTGTATTGAAATAATTACAAGCAACATAATAGGGTTGATAAATATCTCCCCAACCAAATATAACAGACACGATTTTACCAACAGCTGGTACATTAAACGATTTTCCATCTACTGAATATCCCGGAGAAGCATATGGAATATCAGCTAAAGGTATATCATCAAACATACCCTGAACCCTGACTTTAATTCTACCTTTCCTGTTAGGATCTTTATTATCTTCAACGATTCCAAAGAAAATTTTATCACTTAAATGTTTCATTCTTCAATTAAATTGTTTTCATAGGATTCACCCAAATCTTGTTTTGATTTTTCCGTAGTTTTAATATCTATTGTATCTCCCTCTAATCCTTGTTTTGGTGGTATAACATTATTATATAATGAATTTAGATCGGTCTGATTATGTCCAATCGAATTATTATCATATACATTATCCAAAGAAACATTTCTCTTTTGATCGGTATTTGTAAAATCAGATCCCAAATCTGTATTTGGTCTTATTCCATTATTAGCAAAATCATTTCCTAAATCCTGAACAGATGGTTTTTCTGTTCCACTGAATAATGTACCCATATCCTGAGTTGATTTTTGATTTTCATTATTCGTAAACAATGAATTTAATTCAACTGGAGGTTTTTCTACTTTACCGAAAAGTTGATTCAATTCAGGTACAGGTTTTCCAGCAACATTACTGAAATCAGTACCTAAATCGTTGGTATTCTTCACTGATAAATTAGAATATAAATCACCCAAAGGTACATATGTTCTTTGAACCGAATTATCATAAAGTGAATTTAAATTAACTGTCCTCAATTCAGATAAATTAGTGTAAAGAAATCCAAGTGATGGACTCGTTCTATTTCCCTTACCGAATAATGTAATGTTGGTTAAAGGAATTCTACTTCCAATATTAGCGTAATCGTTTCCTAAGTTACCATGTGTCGGTATTCCATCATTTGTATAGTCGAATCCTAAATCCCCATGAATTGGTGAACCATTGTTTGTATAGTCGAATCCCAGATCACCGTGAATTGGTGAACCATCATTTGTATAGTCAAATCCTAAATCCCCATGAATTGGTGAACCATCGTTAGTATAATCAAATCCTAAATTACCACCAAAAGTAAATCCGATATTTGTATAATCGAATCCCAAACTACCAGTGTGTGGTGGTCTTAAAAATAGTGAAATAAATCCAAGATCTCCATGAGTTGGTGTTCCGTCATTATGATAATCGAAATCCAAATGTGGTTGTCTTGGGGCGGTTGTTATTTGTTGATAATCATTACCAAGATTTAATCCAGCTATTCCAGAAGGAAGAACTCGATTAAAATTATCTTTCATATCCAAGGTGAATTTTGCTATAAGATTTTTCCTTGCCAATAATGGATCAACATTAGGTAAATCACCATTTACTAATTCATCAACTGGACTATTACCTGTTTCACCAATACTACCCCTTCTACCATAAAATTCATTTTCATTATTTGTATTATCGTATACTGCACCTAAAAGATCTGGTGGAAGTTTTGGAAATGGTGGTTGAAATTTAGGTATATAATTTTGTAACATATTATTCAACGATGTCGCGGCACCAAAGGCACCAGTGAGAATATCCTGCATTGAAATTTCCTCTTCCAAAGTTCTTCCTAATTTATCTCTGAATAAATTTGTTAAAGATAAATTGGAATCAACCTCTTTATTATTAACTACATTATTTCTTTCACCTTTGATCAATGGTGTTCTGAATTCTTTCTGTATTGATTTGTAAATAATATCAAACTTAACAGTAGATGGATTATCTTGTTTAGCTACACCGAAACCACCATTGATAACTTCATCTCCGAAATTTTTAGAATTGAAAAAATCAAAGTTACAGTCATATAAAGTATAAATCTCAGAAGCCTTATCATACATATAATCAGGTGATTCGAAATGATTTAATAATTTCATAGTTCTCATATCAGAAAAACGAATCATCATTTTAAATCTCATTAAATTATCTGGTAAATTATATCTTTGTTGAGCGTAATTATATGCGAAATTGTTATATGAATCAATCATGTAATTCACCAACATAGCGACATCTTCGGAAAGTGTTATCGTCAATTTATCTTCAGTATATTTTGGAATCTTAGCAGTTAATTTGTCCAAACCAAGTATAGAATTTATATACCAAACCTTATTTCTTTTAATTTCAGCACTATTCATAACAGGAGATATAGGCATAAATGGAACATTTGTAACCTGATATTTTTGAGGTCCAATTCCATTAAATATTTTAAAAAATAATTGAGTAAATTTCTTATAATGAATCCAAGCTTTATTTAAATAATCATTCGTAGCGTATACTTCAAAGAATCTATCAATTTCACCATTAAACAAAGGAGATACTGTCCTATCAAATATTATATCAAAAGACATATATAATGGATCTTCATAGAAAGAATCCGCGTCATCTGTTCTATCCATTAAATATTTGAAATTCTCCAAATCATATTCAACCAATGGTTGTGTATGAATATCTTGTCCTAATCCTAACACATCATTAGCTTCTGGTGGTAAAAAATCAGCCAATACATTTGATGGTGAAAATGGATCGATTGGTGGGAGTGGTGGAACTGGTACTCTTTCATATCCTGAGATATAATGATTCCCACGCATTATATTCATATTTTGATTAATCACATCTTTATCAACATTAAATAATCCATTTATACTGTTTTGTAAATCGGTAATACTACCGGCTAAATTTATAGCCGAATTGGCCAAATTTACTGAAGCTGAACCAAAATTCGATGGGTTTTTCATTTGATTAATTGATCCACCAATTCCCATAGCACTCGTTGATATATTACTTGCACTTGTCGGAATATTATTAAAATTGTTAGTTAAACTTGGCATTATTTTATGTTGTTAATTTTTTTGGTTTATAAAGAGTTGTTAATTCCCTTCTAACCAGTGTTACTTCTTGTACAAAAATTGATTGACCACCTTTTTGCATATTTCTTTTATCCATAACCCAATTTATTCCAGTTATCAACCATTTTCCAGATAAACGATTATTTATCTTATTTTCATTAGCGTAAACTTGTTCAACACTTTGATCATCTTTTCCTTTCTTTGTTTCCATATCCGTTAAATCATATAAAACAAGTTCCACAGGTTGGAAACGGAACAAGGAAAAATTAGGATTTGGCATAACGACATTCATCTTGATTTTTTGTAAAGACAAAATGTTGTTTTCATTTTGTTTTTGTGCATATAAAATATTTTTATGAACATTATCTGTATCAATTTTACCAAGAAAATATTTCTTTTTTTGTTGAACATTACCAGCGTTTGTATTTACATCATCATTTCTTTGTTTCAAGACAATAGCTGATTGATCACTCCCAGCGGTTGATATTGTATCGAGTAATAATTGAATAAAATCTTTTCCTAAATCATCGAAATAATAAATATAAGGCTCATACCCTATATCCATGTTTATATCGGTGCTATCGTTATCAAGATTCCATCTATCAATATATAAATTACTTGATCTTTTATCTGGGTGATTCGACAAAATCAATGGAATGGTTTGTTCTGTTCCATTCAAGTCATTGGAATTTAATATCGTTTGTTGATTGGTAATATCTTCATTCAAAGCTGTTTCGATATCAATATAATTTAAATTATAGTAATAATCAATGAACGACCACAAAAAACTATCATCACTTTTATAACTTTCCGAAACGACATCAGGTAAAAAATCTTTAATATAATCCTCACCCGGATTTATCCATGTCATACTATCATTTGTATCATCTATATTTGTTACAAAACCAAGTAATGTTTCTTTTGCCACTTGTTGTAATACTTGAAAACTGGTCATACTTGGAAAACTCATATTCTTTATAATAATAGGAATATCCAAAATACATTTCATGTTATAAATTTTATCATCTCTCATTCCAGTTTTGACTAAATTGAAATTCTTAATATAAAAATCACAACGAATAGGCATCAAATTTTCAGAATTTGCCTTTATCATTAAACTCACAATTGATTTATCAAGAGGAAACATATAATCATTTAGTTTATTAGTCGGATCTCTAAAAGTACATTCTAATTCTGGAATATACTTATCACCGTATAATTTAAAATAAATAATATCTTTGGCTTCAACGAGTAATTTATCCAGATATGAAAACACCAAATAAGGAAACTTACCAATATCACTTGCCCATTGAATAGCATCTTCTGGCTTAACTTCTGGTTTATATGATATCGTTAAATCTTCTAAAACCTTATCTGATGATGTTATTCTTTTTATCATTTTAAAGTGTTAATTATTTTTATTGTATTATTGTTTGTATCTACACTAATTTGTTTCAATGTTGTTGGTTTAACAGTTGGTGATAAATTTTCACCTGTTTCTCTGTTATAAGTTATTTTTCTTTCTGCATTAGGATCTACCAAACTATCAATAATTTGTTGATCAGTTTGAGTAGACGGTTCTTTTCTTAGTTTATCTATGTCTGTCGGGTCTGGATACCACAGTAATGTTCCCTCAGTCAAGGAAAAACTATCAATCACATTATTCAATGTCATTATTTCATCTATAAAATTACTATTACCATACATTGCACGAAGAACCAAATCTGGTCTCATTTCATCCACATTTGTTACAAAATGTGGATACAAAACCAAAGTATCATTTGTTACTACAAGAGGTGTAATAATATTGGTGATTGGATTTCCATCATCATCTATTTGAATAGTTCCATTTTCTAATGTATATATGTTACTCATTTTTATTTTTATTTTTTAAAGTCCAAGATTAACAGAACTTTGATTATTACCTCGTCCAACTACAACTGTCGATGGTGGAGTTCTTTGTGCGATTACATTTGTTGTTCCTACTGTATCAGAAATTAAAACACCATCTTCATAATGATAACCAGAGGGTGCTATCCCACTTGTTGTACTATTATTACTAATTCCACTCGTAGTACTAATTCCACTAGCGTTGGTTGTAACCTGAGTAGGTTTAGAATATATTCTACCGTATTGATTATTAAACATTCTATTTATTTCTTGTGCTCCAAATGGTCTTGCCAATTTTATATCAAGAGTAACATCAACTCTCTTTGGCATATCCTGAAATCCCAATTCAGTACTAAATTTCAAATCAACATTATTCACCACAATGTTAGCCATATTTAAAATAGGGGAGAATGGATTACCTACTGTTAAATGCCATGGAGTTGTGGATAAACCACTCATTAAACCTATACTACCAATTAATGGCCAACGATAACGATAAACTGAACCAGCCAAAATTGTATTCACGACCCCCGAAAAAATAGAACTAACCTTGGAAAAATCCAAATTAACACCAGCAAAAATACCATTCGGGGAAGCTTTGGACGATTTTCCTTGAAGATTATCGAGTCTATTTTGCCAATAATTAATATTATTTGTATAAAGTTCTGGATGACTACTTTGTGATTGCTGATTCTTTAAGTCTGATAATTTCTTTTGGGCGTTATCTATTTGTGCTTGTTTATTGGATGCCGTCTGATTATTTGTTGTTATTTGATCATTTACACCACTCCATGAAGTTGTGATATTACCAGCACTCTTTGTACCAGTATCCGTATTGGATAATCCAGTGAAGAATTCTTTTACTGTCGAAACAAAAACATCTACTAATTGTTTACCAAGATTTACCCATGCTTGTGCACTATCTTTACTACCGCCCATTAAAACATCCTTAAAGAAAGTTTGAAAAGCTTCACTATTTCCATTAAGAATAAATTTCATATCTGATGTTCCACAACGAGCTAAGTTAGCAATTATATCCTGAAAAGCCAACCCCGGATCAACTCCATCAATATATTTTTGTTCATAAGAAGTTTCAAATGTTATTTTCAAATCAGATAATAAAGATTGACCATCAGTATCTCTCATCATAGCTTGTCTTAAAACATTAGGATCTCCTGTTGGAACATGAAGAAAATCATATGTTGTTAATCCCATTTTATTTAACATACCAAATAAAAACCCTTGTGACCAACCAGCGACAGGTAAGAACATTTCAGTTCTGATACCAAATTGTTCTTTCATTATCTTCTGAATAACTTTATCCAAAGTTTCTGTCTGTTCGACCCATTTCTCACCGAAATTGAAAGAAAACAATTCTTTATTGGAATCATCCACTTTAAACCATCCAACAACTGTTGAAATCGGTCTTTCTTTGAATAATGATAAATTATTCGGGACTATAACACCATCTCTATATCTTCTTAATATTATTAATCTATTGATCGGATAGACACCCAAATCTCTCAGATAAACAAAATCAGCGGCCTTTAAGGTCATAGATGGTGGACCATGTTTATTATCACCTCCCGATCCAGTTCCACCACCCGAACCATTAAAATAGTCAAGTAATGAAATATAAGGATCTTGATTTATTCTATCAGTAGCATAAATGGTATCACCAATATAACCAATTACATTATTTCTGTAATGAGATCCACTGTCTTTATATACTCTGTCATATTTGGTAGTATCGAAAGATCCGAATATATCTCCCGTATTTCCTTGATTGTTATTAACAACAGGCATTACATTTTGTGGGGGTGTTCCCGGAATTGGTACTGCTCCAAACAAAAAACTCATTTCATTATGAACCATGTAAAGTGCTTTCTTTTGTTTTATATATTAAAAAAGGCTCTACCCTCTTTTCATTTTTTTTATTCGAATATTTGTTATACATTTGTACTCAACTTTAAAAGACTTTTGATGATAATATTCAATGACTATTTTACTGTCTTATCATTATTTGACGGAATATCTTGTGGACAAATTGCCATTAATAAGGTATGTAACGGGAAAAAGTATATCTATTTCGCTAGCGAAATCGAAAAATCTTCAATTTTTGTTACTAAATATAATTATCCAAATACTATTCATGTCGGTGATGTTAGGGGAATAACCAAAAAAAGTGTCAAAAATTCCAAGATTGATTTACTTATTGGTGGTTCACCATGTACTGATCTATCAATAGCAGGAAAGAAAAAAGGATTGTTGACTGATTGTTTAGACCAATATTTGAAACTCAAAAAAGAAGAATTTGAATTTGAAGGCCAATCCTATTTGTTTTGGGAGTATGTCAGAATTTTAAGAGAATTAAAACCAAAATATTTCTTTTTGGAAAATGTTTTAATGAGTAAAAAATGGGAAGATGTTATCTCCAGAGAAGTTGGTGTTAAACCAATCAGAATTAATTCATCGTTAGTATCAGCACAAAACAGAGACCGTTTATACTGGACAAATATACCGAATATTTCTATTCCTCAGGACAAAAAAATTTCATTATCAAGCATCATTCCGGGGGCTAAGGGTTGTGGATATCGTGGTGTTATGAATCCGATAACAAAAAGATATGTTCCCAATTTCACGATTAGAAAAGACGATAAATCTAATTGTGTTGTGACATCTGGTAACACTAATAAAGTATATGTCAACGGAGTGGATAGGGATTTAACAATAAAAGAAATGGAAATATTACAAACTGTTCCCATTGATTATACCTATGTTAGTGGTATTCCAAAAACTCAAAGAAAAAGGATGTTGGGCAACGGATGGACTGTCGATGTTATATCACACTTTTTCGAAAAAATACCCGAACTTTCAATACCTTAATTTCACTTAAAAATTATTTATTATGAAGCGTCCGAAAGAATTAATCGCAACTGGTAAAACAGTAGAAAAGGCCATGAAACAGGCCCGTCATTGGTTTTCAATGAACCCAAACAGAAAAGTAATAAGTCTGAAAATGTCAGATAAGACTTTTTTGGTTCACAGAGGAGAAAAAAGGCTGTTATCTTCGATAATACAAAATGAAAAATAAATTGTGATGGACTCACACGAATTTTTGGATGAATTGGAAAATAAGTTCCAAGACACTAATGATTTAATTGCTGTATTTTGTGGTGGTAAATTACAAAATGTTCCAATGATTGGAACTGTTTATAGATTTGATGAACCAAAAACTCCAGTATATCTTATGAAATGTCCACCAATGGGTATTTTATTGAGAAGTGATGAACAGGGAGTAAGATGTATGGAATTTCATTGTAATTATAATTGGTTGATGTTTGCCATCAAATATTGTACCCATAAACAGATAACTTCGGAATTGAAAGATAAATATAAAGAAATGTGTGAATCTCTCACCGTATTTTTTGATATTCCCGAATCTGGTGGATCAACTAAAAACATGGAAATACAATGGACTTATAGTAAACTTATCGAATTTGTGAAAATTTATAATGATACTATAAACAATTAATAATCTGATAATATTTGAGAATTATCGAATATCGGTATACTGGTTAATACCTCATTCTGAAATCTAATATCATCCTTGAATTCTTCGAAGAACCAAAGTACATTAAATGTTGTACCCTCCTTCAATATTTTCTTTATTTTTAGAACTTCCTTTATATCAAATTTTTTATTAGTAAAATTAGGAATATAATAAATATCCTTTTCCTTGTTCAGTGCCTGAGTGATTCGTGTATAAATCATCAGGTTAAAATATTCCGTGTATTTATCCCCATCTTCAATATCATTTTCTTCCATCGCGAGTTTTATATCAATTATCACCTTTTTGGAGATTCTATTTACCTTGATATATTTGTCTATCTTTTTTCTGCTTTTAGAGAGTACTAAGTAGAAGTTCATATTCTTGGATTGATTTTGAGTTATATATATTATAAAATGAATCCAAACGAAATTTTTTGGAAATTTTAATATATAATGAATATGAAATACTTATTATTATTCGAAAAATATTTAGAAAGTAACTATCCACCCTTGTATCATTACACAAAATATAGTTTGGAAAAAATATTAGATTGTGATACTTTAATAATTAAAACTCCATATATAGGAAAATCTTGTATTTGTCTTACCAGAAGTTCCAGTTATACTTACGATGATAATTGGTTTCCACGATTAAAATTAAACCAAAACAAACTCAGATTAGATGGTTATGTTCCAAAATCAATTGATGAATTTAGTAAAGATGATAATCCACATAAAAGAAAATTTGGAAAAAGTTTATGGAATAACACAGAATGGGAATTCGAAGAAAGAATATTTAAAGATATACACAAATTAGGGAAATACATTATATCAATACAAATACCAAATTCATCCGATTATGAAGTTAATATTCGTGACTATAATGGACGAAAATATAGATCAAGAGATTTTATATATTTAGATTACATAAAAAAATACCTTGAAAAATATTCTCATATTAAATTGGAATATTATGATGTTAAAAAAAGATGGAAAATAACGAATGTCCCGAAAATTCTCAGTTATTCAGAATATGAAAATTAATTAAAACTTTTTATGAATTAAATAATAAAAACTTCGCAAACGAATTGCTAAAAAATAATCATTATATAATGGCAAAACAACCGACAAAACCTTCTAAGCCTTCAAATGAATTTGGGTTTTCAAAAATTTCAAGTGTTATAGACAATTTATCAAAAAAGTCAATGATTATCGTTGACAACATGAATGAAGAAAGATCATACATTAGTACTGATGTATATACCTTAAACGCTTTATTATCCAAAAGTATTCTTCACGGTGGAATTCCTAAAAACAGAATTACAATTCTAGCTGGAGAATATTCCACAGGAAAAAGCTATATTTGTTATAATATAATGAGAAATGCCCAGAAAGAGGGTTATAAAATATTATTTTTAGATACTGAATATTCAATTGATAGAGTTGATTTCGAATCATTCGGAGTTGATGTTTCTGATTCGGATAAATTCCAATTAATTCGTTGTTCACGAATTGAAAATGTAAAAATAGCCTTAGTTCAAATTATAGATGCTTTAATAGATTTGAAGGAACAAGGTGTAGATGTTAGTAAAACATTAATTATTATTGATAGTTTGGGTCAATTACATTCTGGTAAAGAAAAAGAAGATGCACTGAAAGGTGAAACAAAAACAGATATGACAAGAGCCAAAATTATCAAATCAATGCTTCGTCTTATTACTAATGATTTGGGGTATTTGAATATTCCATTGGTGGCAACAAACCATGTATACCTCACACAAGATTTATTTCCTCAAACAAAACAAAGTGGTGGTGAAGCTACTAATTACACACCTTCTATTGTTGTTTATTTATCAGCTTCCAAGGTTGAAGATAAAGATAAAGATGAATTATCCCTTGGATCATCAGGTATTCTTGTAACTGCAAGAGCCCGTAAAAATCGTATAGCCAAACCAAAGAAAATCAAATTTAGTATTGATCCCGATTCTGGTTGTAATCGTTACGAGGGATTAGACTTTTTTTGTACACCTGAAAATTTCGAAAAAGTTGGTATCGCTCAAGTAAAACAAGTCGTAGATAAGAAAACTGGTGAAGTAACATATGAATCAGCTGGAACAAAAGCCCGTTGGTATGTTAAACATCTTGATAAATATCTTTATGAAAAGAATCTTTATAATGGAAGTGTTTTTACCAAAGATGTATTAGAAGCATTAGAACCAATAATTTATGAATATTTCAGATATTCTTCATATGAAGAAAAACAGAAAATTGAAGAAGAAATGAACAAATTATACTCTCAATTTGAAGAAGATCCAGAACTCGAAATCGACAGTGATGGTATGGATGATACTTTATTGAAATAAAAAAATAATTAAAAAATATGTTAAGAATTAGAATTATTAATCCAGAACAATTTAAAACACCAGAAAAAGAAAAAGATATTCCTCAAGCTACATGGTATTCCAGAATGAAATCGTATGATTGGGATGTAAACATGGGAATGGATGAGGATATTAAAAATTGTACCGTTGGTCATCAACTCGATTCTATTGAATTGGACAGCATTTATTTAAGTACACGAAAAAATGTTCAAGATTTTATTGACTTTTTGACGAACGCGAAAGAATCTTTTCCAGAAAAATAATAATTCAAAAATATGAGAAAACTAATTATTAGAGTGTTTTATATTATGGTTGGTGGTTTATCCAGACAACAAGCTGAAGAGCAAATGTATGAATTGATGCAAGAGTATCATCCAAATTTACCCGATGATTTAAACGAAGATTATCATATTGAAGATATTTGGCTCCCAATAACACAAGGTCAAAGTAAAGTGGAAGTTATTTATCCATCTAAATTAGAAATTGAAGATTTAGATTTAGAAAATGTAAATAAATTGATAGAGAAATTAAATGAAATAAAAACCAGATTAGCTAATAATTCTAATTCTTAATAATTTTAACAATTATTAAACTTAACAATTTATCTTTTATATATAAAGATAAAAATAATACTATGAAAACAGCTAAAACTTATTCAATTGAAGAAGGAATCTATCAAACATTCGATAAATTAATAACAAAATTAAATATAAATAGAAGTTCCTTTTTTGAGGAAAAAATATTAGAATTCATAAAAGAGAATTCATCGAAAGTAGAATTGAAAGAGAATAAAATTTTAACGATTAAAAATCTTTCAAATCATTTTTATACAATAAAATCTACTGTAACAGAAAAAGTTGAGGTATTATATGTAGAAATGGATAAAAATTTTTCTCGTTCAAAAGAAACACCAACTGGAAATTTGACAAGTGAAGAAAAACAGTTAATCGTGTCTTTATTGAAAGATATTAATACAATTGGATCAAAATCAAAAAAAGAAGTAGAAAATATATTAGAAAAAATTTCCGATAAAACTACCCTTATACCGGCTGATGTTTTTACAAGAACTGGATTAATTGGAACAATTAGTACAAAAATAGATCCAAGTAAATCAGTATCAGAAATTATAAAAGAAATGTTAGATGAAGCTTTTGTATCTAAGGTTAAAGAACTTGGAGAAAGAAATCAAAAGAAGATGGGAATCTGTGATGCAATTAATTATAAAGATATAGATGGTGGAAATATAATTTCAAGTTTGACGGGTGGAGTGGATTTTTGTATCGGTAATTCAAAAACCCTAAATAAAGTTGATTGGTTAGATCGTTATCTTTTAATTAATGAGAATTTAGAAAATGATATTATCATTTTTGGTAAAAAAACAGAAGTAGACAAACCGGGAGTCGTTGCTATAATTCAAGTAGATGAAAATGATAATATAATTTATAATGTGGAAAATAATGAATTGAATTTAAAAGCAAATATGTTCGATATAGGATTTTTTCCAGAAAAATGTTATTTTACAGCAAAATTAATAAACTGAAATATGGAACAATATGAAATTAAGAAACAATCGGATGAAATAAGAGAAAAATTACGATTGTTTGATAAGAAGAAAAAGCGTGAGAGAGAAGATATTATAGACGAATGGGAAGAATTACAAAGAAAATGTAAACACCCAAATCTTCAAGGAAAACACGAAGGATATTGTCCAGATTGTGGTTACACATTCGGATAAAATATATTATAGTTATGGATTATTTATCAATGATTTACCTCCGTTCACTTATAAAATGTGAACAATTAAAATCTATGGATGTCATAGGTCATTATGACATTGAAATCAAAAAACAGGATGAAAGATTATGTCTTGATGATGGTGTTACTGAATTCGATGTTGTAATGGATATTAAACTTCAACCGAAAAAAACTATACAATATATAGAGATGCCCATCACGATAACAAAAAGTGGAACAATTTTAGGTGATGATAAGGCTCTCCCAGAGAGTAAATAAAACAATACTAAAACATGGTAAACGAAAAATTAAAATTCGATTTTGATGACTTGCTCATTCAACCAATATCTCAAAGCCTTATTTCTTCAAGAAAAGAAGTAACTGTTTTTGATGGAACTCATATGTTACCTCTATTTACAGCCCCAATGGATACTGTGGTTGATATGAAAAATATAGAAATATTTAGTGAAAATAAAATATATTCCATTGTTCCGAGAACTTATGATAGACCACCAGAAAATAATCAATGGAAAGCTATTGGATTAAAAGAGTTCGAACATTTTTATATCAATAATGATATTTGTGATTTATTCTCAGTTGACCCCGAAAAGGCGAAACTAACCATGAATCATAAAATATTAATTGATATTGCTAACGGACATATGGAAAAACTGGTACATCTTATTAAAAAAGCCAAAGAAAAATACGGGAACAAATTAACTCTTATGGTTGGTAATGTGGCTAATCCTTCCACCTATTTTGAATTATCAAAGGCCGGTGCCGATTACATTAGAGTAGGAATTGGAAACGGTGGTGGATGTTTAACGAGTCAACAGGTTGGAGTTGGGTATCCTTTAGCTTCTTTGATTTATGAGATCTATCAGGAAAGAAATATCAGATCTGATATGAAACCTAATGATTGTGCAAAAATAGTGGCTGATGGTGGTATGAAAAATTATTCAGATATTATTAAGGCCTTGGCTTTGGGTGCAAATTATGTGATGATTGGGAGTATTTTTAATAGGGCTTTAGAAAGTGCTGGAGAGACCTACGGTGCTAATATTCACCACGAAACATGGTTAGAACCCGGTGAAAAAGTTGATCAATACTCAGAGGGAGTGAAAAACGCCTTTAAAAATGGGGCTAAATTTTATAAGAAATTCAGAGGGATGTCAACCAAGGGAGTTCAGAAACTTCTGGGTAACGATAATTTAAAAACATCTGAGGGTGTAACCAGAATGAATCCAGTAGAATATACCATAGAGGGATGGACGGAGAATTTTAAACATTATTTAGCCTCTGCGATGTCTTATACGGGGACTTCTACCTTAAATGAGTTCATTGGTAAGGTTGACCTCAATCTGATAACACAGAGTAGCTTTAATCGATTTAACAAATAAGTAATATGGAAAGTAAAAAACAAAAAGAAATTGAAAATAGTTTAAGTTCTGAATTAAATAATATGATTACGGAACTTGAACTTGGACATTTATCAAAGGAATCAATAATTGGGTATTTCACGGAATTTCTATTAGATGCCAAAGTAGATTCTGAAATTATTGTAAATGTTTTAGAACGAGATCAATTTGGTGATTTAGGAAAAGAACAAGCAAGATACATAAAAGTAGAAGAAGGATGGTAATATGAGTGAGAAATACATACCGAAATATTTGTCAGAAGATATCGACCATAATGTGAAAGATACTCCGACTGTTAAAAAATTTCAAACCAACGGAAAAATGGCCTCTTATTTACAGGATATTTATGAATATGTTCATAATTTAGATAAAACAACATTATTAACATCATCAACAAAACCATATAAAATGGGAGCACTAAAAGGAATTGACATTTATGTTGACCCTTATATGAGATGGAATGATGATCGAATAATATTCTTTGACGAAAACGATAATATAGTAAATGAAGTTGTATTTGAAATGAATTTGTACGAAGAAAAAAGTACAAACGAAGAAAGGTCAAACAGATTAAAAATGTTATTGGATGATGATGTTGAAGAAACAAACAAATTCATGGAAGAAGGGAAAAGATTGGAAGAACTAAAACGAAAAGCGAATTTAGATAAAATATTCAGAGAATTTGTTTTCAATCTTCTCGAAACACATCCAGAAATTAAAAAAATAAAAGTATGTCCAGAAGGATGTTCTAAATTAGATTTATATGAACTTCGTAAAGATAGAAATAATTCCGAGATAACTACAATCTCTTTTAAGATTGGATGGTTTAAAGGTGAAGTAGTAGCGGAATATGATAAAAAAATATTCAATGATAAATTGATTCTTTATTGTGATAATACAAAAATTACAGATGAAATTTTATTCTTGGATGAAAATGATAATGAGATTTATAAAACAAATATGAGGTTGATATGAAAAAAGAAAAAGACACAAAGGAATTTAAAGACTTTATGAAAACAATAAAGGAAGATGGATTACAATGTAGAATAAATAAGAACATTAAAAAATATGAAAAATATCATGGAGTTGATAAAATATGGTTTCAATTTCATTAATATTTATAAAACAAATATGAGTTCAATATGATAAAAAAGAATAATGAAAACACTCTTAATTGGGAGATCGTTGAAAAAATATTACAATTACAGGGGAATTTGGATTCTGATTTCCAAATAGAAATGGGATTACAAGAAAATGTTGGTATGAGTATGTGGCTAACCAACGTAAAGATATTGGGTGAAAAACCTAAAAAAGAATAACAATATGAATGAACGAAAAAGAAACGATGAATGTTCAAATGGAGAAATTCTTCTTCACTTGGGTATATGAACATCCAACACAATTTTTCAAGGTCGAACCAGAATATTTTAAAAATGATGAAATTCGTTTTATCTATAAAATAGTCAGAGATGAATATGTAGTATCAAAAAAAGTTTCATCACCACAACAAATTGTGGCAATGATTAAACTACATGATCCTGAAGAAAAAATCAACAATAATGTCATTAAAGTCATTCTCAAAAACAGTAATGAATCACACGATCAAGAATGGTTAGAAAGACATTTTAAAGCTTGGAAGTTATCAAATATTCTGAAAACCAAAACATATCAGACAATTGATGAAATCCGAAATTTAAAAGAAATTGACTACAAAAATGTATCTGATGTAGCCTCCAAAATAAAACAAATTTTCGGAAACATATCTCTCATGGAAGAGGATGAAGAAAATTTGGGTGTAGATTTTGATGATCCAGAAAGTCATAAACAGGAAACGAGTACCAATAAAATTCCGAGTGGATGGGGGAATGTTGATACCATTTTACAAGGAGGTTGGGACAAATCCACTTTCAATGTTCTTATGGGAGAAACCAATATTGGGAAATCAATGTGGTTGGATAATGTGGCTAAGAACGCGGCGGATAATGGATTTAATGTGGCTTTCATCACAGTGGAAATGCACTGGAGAAAAGTTATGAAACGTCTTGGTGCAATGCGTCTTAAAATTGATATTGACCAATACAACGAATTGAGTAAGGATTCCACCTTTATCAAAACAAAAATAAATCAATTAAAAAATACTTCAAATTTAGGATTATTTAATTCTGGAAATCCGGGAAAAATATTTGTCATGAAATATGACACTGGAGCTTGTACCATATCTGATATAGATAATTATCTAACCAGATTAGAGGAAGTAAAGAAAATAAAAATTGATATGTGTGTTGTTGACTACATAAATCTTATGTCAGTTGACAAACTAAATAGAGAAATTGGAAATAACTTATATCTTAAAGGAAAACATTTAGCTGAAGGACTTCGTTATTTAGCTGATAAATTTGATATGGCCGTTGTTACAGCCACTCAAACAGATAAAGCTGTTTGGGGAGCAAATGATGTTAAACTACAAGATATTCCCGAAAGTAAAGCCGTAGCTGAAACAGCGGATAGTGTTTGGGCAATCATTAGAAATAATGATATGAGAAGGGATAATAAATATCGTCTTAAAATCTTAAAACTTCGTGATGGTGAACACAAAGGACAATTGATTAAATTCGATTTCAATCCTCGATACTTGACCATAGAAAACGATGTTCTTGAGGGAATTGGTAAAATATAACAACGAAAGGGGATTAAATTCCCCTTTTTATTTTTTTATTTCAGCTATTTATTGTATTATTGTGTAATCTAATCGAAAAATACAATAAAATGGACCACAAAAGTAAAAATATTTTATTGGAAGGATTAACTGTTTTTATCAGTGTAGTTATCTTCCTATCCTATTGGATTCTCATATCAATTATTTCAGATTCGAATTCAAATTTTAATTCACCCAATTTTTTTGTTTCAAACTCATTTCAAGCCGGATCGGCTTTTTCTGTCTTATGGGTATTTGTCGGTTTTGGAGTGTATAAATTTGTTAATTTTTGGTACAGAAATTATCCACCAAATGAAGAAGATTTCAGTCATCATTCAATTAAAGTTTTAAATTTCAAAAATTTTCTGAAAAATATTGGAATAGAAATTGGATGTGCATATTTCATGATACTTTATATTTATTGTATCGTTAGTTTCCAAAGAATTTCCAGTTATTGGGATGGATTCACATTGGGTATTTATTTTATGATATCTTGGATTTTATGGGTTCATATTATTAAAAAATATCGAAAAGATTATACCAAACATTGGGAACAATATAATAAAGAGATTGAGAATTCCAAAAGAAAATACAGAAATTTTCAAGATGTTATAATTAACAGTGATGACCAAGTATTGGTTCGAGAAGTTTTACAGAAATATGTCTCTTTCGATTCAAAAATAATGGTTACAGCTGAATTTAACCGTCAAATGGAAGAAAGAGCAAAGATAAGAAAAAGTAGTCAATAATCAATATCAGATTTATCCATGAAACAGATAATAATACTTTTGTTGTTATTTCTTCTATTTTCATCGTGTAAAAATCACACATATAAAATAGAAGGAAATATGAAAGTTAAGATCAGTTCCATCAATCATACCTTATTAAGACCAACGATTGTCTATACTGACACTTTTACCATTGTAAAGGATTCTGTATATTATTATAATTCGGATGGTTCTTTGGTATCCATTCTTTCCCCATATAAGATATCCAAATTAAAGTAAAATTCATTCTATGACCGAATCACAAGTAATTGATAAAATCGAAAAATTAGCTAGAGAATCGAGATTGAATTTTCCTGAACTATCATCAGCATTATTCTGTCTTGAAGGAGTTTCACACTCTAACGGTGAGGAATTAAATAGAATCTTATACGACTATTCCGAAAAGTGTATGAAGGAAATGGGTAATAATGAGGATAATCGTAAAAGAGATTTAATCCTCTGGTATATTCAAAAAATAGAATCAATACAAAATGATATTTCAAAACAAATCATAAATGATGAAACAACAAATAGTAAAATTTGTCTTATCGGTTCATCTTTATGTTATATTCAAGCCATAATGGTAATGGGGTATGGATTTGTTCAACAACTCCACGAAATTTGCTACAATTTTTCACAAAGAAAATCGGGAAAATTGAATCCCTTATTTTACAATCCAAATTAAAGTAATGGAAAAGAAGAATGTAAGTTTTTTGGATTTATTGACAATCGTATTATCTATTTATGTCATTTTTGTTTTTGCCATAGAGGCCTTTATAAAAATACCAGTACAAATTTCCAATTTGTTGACATACATAGATGATTTCATTTGTTTCATTTTTATATTTGATTTTTTCTATCGATTTTATTGGGCTGAAAGTAAATCGAAATTTTTAAAATGGGGATGGATAGATCTCGTATCAAGTATTCCAGCCTTTCCGTTCATGAGGATTGGTAGAATTTTCAGACTATTCAGATTACTTAGAATTTTTCGTTCCGTCAAAATTTTAATAAGTCATGTTTTTAAAAACAGAATCAAAGGGGCTTTCAAATCAGCATTTACAATAGCCATACTTATTGTAATTTGTTGTTCGATTAGTATATTAATTGTTGAGAATGATCCACAAAGTAATATTAAAACAGCTGTTGACGCTATTTATTGGTCTTTGTCAAGTTTAATAACTGGTTATAGTGGAAAATTTCCTATTACTACCGAAGGAAAAGCGATTGGTCTTATACTGATGTTTACTGGAATAGGTTTAATTGGTACATTTACAGCCTATGTTGCTTCATGGTTTATCGAAGAAGATTTAAAACGAGAGAAGAAATAACGAATTGTTATTATAATATAAAAAAGGGTGTAGAGAAATCTTCACCTTTTTTTTATATATAAGTCAATGATAACTACTTTTAAAATATTTGAGGGGGTTGGAAGAATTCCAAGAAAAAAATTAGATGGAATTTTTTATCATGGATTTACAATAGCTGATGATTCTGGACTATTTGATGAATTATCAACAAATCAATCAGATTGGGAGGCTGTATGGGTGGCTGAAGAAGAATGGGTGGCTGAGGAATTTTCTGATTGGAAATCCTATTCAGATGACGAAATGAAGGTAGTTTATCAGATACAGGTTAAGTCAACTGGAATAGCCGAGGTTAGTTATGAAACATCTCAAAATATTTTAGACGAATGGGCTATTTCAGATTTCCGAGAAAGTATAGATGTATTAAAAAGAATGGGATATAGAGGATGGATTACCCCCGGATCAATCGATAGACATCAATATGAGGATATAGCACTGTTCTATCCAAATGAACAAACAAAAATTCAGGCGGTTAAATTGTATATTGATGATGATTGGACAAATTTTATGAATTTTGATGAAGCTCAAGAAATAATTGAAAAACATTTCGATAAACAATTATCTCAGGTACAATAAAACGAATTATTTTTTAATATAAGCAACCATAATATCATTATGTACATGACCATCCTCATAATCTATTTCATAATCTGGATTAATGGATTTTACAAATGATAAGATATCTTCTTTATCAAAATCATAATGTGGTTTTTCCCAACATCTCAAGTCATCAATAATCAATGTATGAGTTTTGATGGGATGTCTTTTTATTATTTCTAATTCTTGCATTAATGGACTTTCATGTTTACCCCATGCGGTATCATATCCCGAATTGTGTCCATCTAACCAAAAAGTAATCGGTTCGTTTATCGGTGATATGAGTTTTTCTAATACATCTTCTGTATCTCCCATTTGTATATTAACATTTTTATTATCTTTGAATCTTAATATACAACGATAAAAATAATTCGGAGCTAATTCGACTGAAATTATATTTGTGAAACCGGCATCTAAGGCCCTTTGAATTCCATCACCTACATGAGATCCTGATTCAAAAAAATACTCAGTATTTTTATATTTTTCAAAAAGATTATTTACTATTGGCATAATATTATTTGATTATTTTTTATACACATTTACTCCAGTTGCAATCTAAACAAGCGAGACATCCCTCTTTATGAATTATATTTCTCCCTCCACAAGATGGACATTCTTCATCAGCTTTTTCACCACCTATATATCTTTTTAAGATACGAATAACACCCTTTTTCCAAGTTCCCAATGTATCACCATCCAGTTTTAAACTATCAATGATTTTAATTACTGAGGGAAGATGCATTTGGTGTCTTAAAAGGCCACTAACCAATTTACCAACATTCCAGAATTCACGATTAAATGCTCGATTAACACCTTGCATTGTAACTTCGAATCCATCTCTGTCATTGTATATGAAATCATATCTCGAAATTGGATTACCTTCTTTATCTTTTATTTTTACCTTTTTAATTTGACCTTTTTCAACATAATTAGGTACAAGGAAATATTCGATTGAACCAGTAAATATTTCATATGGTAATTCTGGATTTTCTTTATCCAATCCAACGAAACCAATCCATTTTTCACCTTTACTCACAAAACGAATAACATCACATTCCAATATTTCTGGTCTTTTTGGTACATTTTTCAACAGACCACCATCTTTCTTTTCTCCGTCTTTATCTTTCTCTTTCAATACAGTCGCCATTGTTCCGGCACGATATGTAGTTCCACCTTTAATCGTTCCACTCTTATAAAGTTCCATGTAAACATTTTTGAAATCTTCATAAGGATATTCATTCGATATATTAATTGTTTTTGACATAGAGGAATCAATAAATTTAGACATGACTTTCATCGTTTCAATATGTTCTTCTATTTTCAGATTATTAATATTAACAGAGTAATTAGCTTTATCATCCCATTCACCCAGATCTTCAAGATACTTAACACCGTAATCTATAACATGACTTTCCTTGACCAATCCACGACCTTTATCAATTTTATATACAAAATCATTAAAAGTGGTTTTTAACATATTTTCATCCCCCTCCTTTACCCATACCCATTGTTGATCTAAGTGGTCTTTATTCGATGAAAAACTAAATGACAATCCAACCCAATCAATATTCTGTGGTAATGAGAGTCCTTCAGGTGGGAACGGTTGAATAACTGTTCTAATATATTCAAATAAAAATACGGGTTCTAATCCACCACTAACGACATTAGCCAATACACTGGAATTTCCAGTTGGTTGAATGGATAATAAATGTGAATTTCTGATTCCATGTTTTTTAATTAAATTTTTTGTTTCATCAGAAAGATTTTCGACAAAATTACTTTTAAGATATTTTTCTTGTTCATATAAAGGAAAACTTCCTTTTTCTTTTGCCAAAAGGGCTGATGATTGATAGGCTATATTAGCTATAAATTCCATTAAATCATATGTCGATTTAAGAGTTTCTTGACTTCCATATCTCTTTTTCATCATCAAAAGAGCTGAACCATAACCCATAATACCCAGACCTATTCTTCTTTTCTTTTTTAAATTATCTTTTTGTTCTTGTAATGGAACATAAGTTAAATCATTCACATTGTCCATAAAACGAATAGCTATTGGAATTATTTGTTTTAGCTTATCATAATCCCAATCATCTCTTTTTTTATTTACAAATTGTGTTAAATTTAAACTACCCAATAAACAAACACCACCAACAGGTAGAATTTGTTCTCCACAAGGATTTGTCGCTGATATATATTCTAAGTAATATAAATTATTGAAATGATTAATAGTATCAATAAATAGTACTCCCGGCTCATTACGATTGTATGTTGATGTTAAAATAAGATTCCAAAGTTCATTTGCATTTTTGTATGTTTTATATACCTTAATCGGATGATTATCTTCAATCCATTTGCTGATATTACCATCCCATTCATCCTCGTAAATACCTTTTACCTTATCGAAATCTGGAAAAATAAGTTCCCATTTCTTATTGTTTTTTACTGCTTCCATAAAAGAGTCAGTAATCAACACACTCATATTAAATTTATCTAATCTTCCACTGGTTTGTTTAGCTGTAATAAATTCCTCAACATCAGGATGCCAACAACTAAGTGTTACCATTTGAGCCCCTTTACGAATTTTTTGTTTTGAATTTTTTACTTCTGATTTCTTACCACTACCATGTGTGATGACAAAAGATTGAGTATTCCACATATCCAACATTCTTACAGCTCCCGGTGTTTCGTTTGCTATTCCCTCAATAAAACCACCTTTCGGTCTCAATACATCAGCACAAAAACCATAACCTCCCTCTGATTTTAAAATCAATGCCTGTCTGGATAAAGCTTCTGATATTCCTCTCATTGAATCCTTATCTTTACCAACAAAACCATCAACAAAACAATTGATATAAGTTGTACCTTTCAAACCGATACCAGCGTTAGATAAAATCCTACCACCCGGTACGAATTTAAAATCTTTTAAAATATCAACGAATTTGTTTGTCCAGTGTTCCTTATCCACTTCAACCGAGGCGATATCATGTGCCACTCTGAGTTGAGTTTGTTCTAAATTTTCATCCCCATATTTGTAGGTTGTCTCAAAAACTTCTTTACTTAAATCATTATTAAATTGACTCATACATTTCTTCTATTTCTTTTTTAATCACTAAAGTACATGAAACACCCATGCTCCTGAACTTTGAGTTATATAATTGATTTCGAAAAATGTCTAAAAAATTACATAAAATTAATTGAAGTAATATCATTTAGGTATCCTTTATCACGAAGTTCATCAATAATCCCCATGGCATAATTTTTATCGAGTAATTTATACATATTAAAAATGTTGTCAGTAAAATAATAAGCTAATTCTACAAATATTTCGGATTTGGTATATGTTTTTCCTACATCATCCAGTAACATTTTATAATATTCATTGAATACCAGTTTATTCGGTTTTCTACGATTCGATTTGAAATCTATATCTGTCTTTTCTTTTAAAAGAGTATAAACATCTCGTGCCAAATTTCTACGAATAACAAATTCTTCTGATTTTCTACTTTCTTCTTCAAACAAAGTACCACTTTCTATCGGAGATTCATTACCGAAACTATAATCAACTTCACCTACCTGTCCATAAAAATCATTTTCATCAGTAGAATTTTCTGCAATTTTTCCATTGAAAATAGTATCTCTTTTTAAACTGTGTTTTCCCTCTAATTTGTGATTGTTTGTTCCAAATTTAAAATAAATATCCAAATCACTTTCTGATTCATCTTCATTAATATTGGTAACTGAGAGTTCTTCATCATTTTCAATTAAATCATTTTCAATTTCGATAATGTCATTTTCTGAAATTTCTACACTATCCTCAGGTTGTACTTCTTGTATTTCGGGTTGTGCTTCATCTTGTGCTTCATTTTGTTCGTCATCAAAATCTTCTATCATTCATGGTGGGATTATTTTTTAGACAAAAACTTAATTTTGACATATAATTTTATTATATGTCACTTTTTACGTAAAGTTTAAAATTTTTCGAAGTATGGGTATATATTAAAAATATTCGATGAAAATTTTCCATATTAAAAATTATATATATAAGTAAACACTTGAAAAACAAATAAATAAAGAATATGGGTAAATTTTCAACCGCATTAAATAATAAAAAGATTGATAACAGTAATATAATAACCACTGAAAAAATAAAAGAGATTCAAGAAAAAGAAAGATTAGCTTTACCTTTAAAACTAACGGAAAGACTATGGTTTAAGAACAATCCGGGAGTTAGAAGATCAGGAATAAAATTCGCTATGACACATGACGAATTAAATGAATATCTAAAATGTAAATTATCGGTATACTACTTCGCTGAACACTTTTGTAAAATAAAATTGGAAGATGGAACTATTGGTAACATGAAACTTCGTGAATACCAAAAAGAAATTATCAAACTTTATACTGAAAATCGTTATTCGATATTAATGGCCTCTCGACAAAGTGGGAAAACAGTGTCCGCTGCTATTGTTATGTTATGGACAGTTTTATTCAACAAAGATAAAGGTATCATGGTCGTAGCCAACGTATCCAATACTGTTAAGGAAATTATCAGAAAAATAAAAGACATATACAGATTATTACCATTCTATTTAAAAATTGGAGTTAGTAACTGGAATGAAAGGTCATTATCATTTGAAAATGGAAGTAGAATTCAAACTCAAAACAGAAGTAAAGAACCAGCCATCGGTTTTACCGTTGACTTTTTATATCTTGATGAATTTGCTAAGATCCCAGATAATATCATTCGTTCTTATTACGCTAATGTCGTACCTACTGTATCATCCATGTCGAATTCAAAAATTGTAATTACAAGTACACCTGATGGACATAATTTATTTTATGAATTATTAAGAGATGCTGAATTACCAGAAGGTGATATTCATAAGAATCCATATAAAACATTAAAAGTTTATTGGTATCAACTTAGAGGAAGAATGGATACCAAACTTAAATTCATTCCAGATAAACTTTTACAATATGGTATAACGAAAGAATATATTCTCAATTATTTAGAGAATCAATTAGGATATAAATTATATGAGAAAATTGTCAGTGGAGAAAAATTCTCTTACATTAAATTCTTTGAAGATGTAGAAGAAAAAATTCCAGCTTCTTTAGCTTCAATGGAAGATATTAAACAAATAAGAATTAAGACCAATATACCCGAAACCGACAGTGAGGAAGAATACAATTCTATTCCAGATATTCCATTCATAGAATTAGTCAATGTTACAAACTGGCAAGAAGAAGAAACCAACTTAATCGGTGGTGAAAGTAAATTTAATCAGGAATATGGATTACAATTTATAACCGATGAAAATTTATTATTTGACAGTTTACAATACAAAAATATTCTTAGTAACGAATTAAGATTCGAATCATTGGAATTACCACAAATCGAGGCTAAATTAAAAATGCCATATCAAAAATGGTTAACTTGGGTAAAAGACAGACCAGATATATTTGATATCAGAAATGCAAAAGATTATAATATATTCATTGGGATTGATATGGGTGAGGGATTGGGACAAAACTATACAGTAATAAGTATGTATAGACTTATGATGAAAGATAAGGAACTTATAGAAAAGAAAAAAATATCATATGATTCCAAATATGATTTATTCAAATTAGAACAAATTGGTATTTTTCAAAATAATATTTATAATCCTGATGAAATAGCTCATATCTTGTATGTTTTAGCTTTTGATATTTTTGATCCAGAAAAAGTTAGAATCGTACTTGAAATGAATAAGAATTTAGGTTCAAGATTAACCGATAATATGAAGCATGTTTTCAATGACATAAACAATTATGGTGATAGTATATTTTCTCGTTTTAAACATACTGAAACAGATGAACAATTAAAAGTCGGTTTCGTTGTCAAATCTGGGGAGAAGGGGAAGAAATTAATGTTATCTGACTTCCAATCGGCTATCAAAAAAGATAATTTAATTATCCACCATTCAGGAACGATCACCGAATTAAGTTCATTCTCCAAAAAAGAATTAGCTAATGGTGAGGTAACATACAAGTCTCAGAGTGGAACGGATGACTGTGTTATGGCTATTATTAACTTAGCCGCTATATTTCGTCATACGGATTATAAGAACGCTATTGATAGTTATATTGATTTTAAAGCCACTTTGGAAGAAAAAATAATAATCAACGAGTTCTTAGAAATAACAAAAACAGAATCGTTTACTAACTTTAAATCATTCAAAGCAGCAAGACAACAATTTATAAGAAAAAACGATTTACTATCTAAGGTTAAACCTAAGAATCCTTGGCAAACAAACGCTGATACTAATGAAGATATATTTAAGAAAAATCCTTGGAAAAATCCTGATCCTTGGAAACAGACAAATTTAAATCCATTTTGGCCAAAAAATGATAAATAGATATGAAAAATATTAAAAATTTTTATCAATACATAAATGAAAATATGGAAATAGACACAAAATATAAAATTGGTTTAGATGGGTTTATAGAACAAGAATTTCCTTGGGAATGTCCTGATTGCAGTTATGAAATGAACGCGAAGGATATTATTGGTTTTGGTTCTTATCCTATTGGTGGTTATAGAAATAGTTTGAAACCAAATTGTGATATTGGGGTTGGATTTGAATGTCCGAAATGTTTTACTAAATCAGTATTTCACGGTAACGAATCTGTTTATAAACTTTTTTTAGATGTAAATAAATATTAAACTTTTTCAATAAAAAATGATATAAATTAATCAAATTGATATGGAAATGGAAAAAATTGACCTTTTTTCCGTAATATATAATTGAAATGTTCTTAAAAATATTGTAATAATCATAGTAGCAATTCGATGGGGTTACTTCGGTTCTGATTGGTTCAACTCCAATAGAAAGCTGGTGAAAACCTCGCTTTTTAAACACCCCCGAAAAATATCTCTACGATTTTTTTAAAACTTTTATAATATTTTGAGATATAATAATGGATTATAGTAATAGAAAGTTCTTTAATTTATTGAAATAAAAAAGGTAGCGATAAAAGAGTTACTTCGATAATAAGAGAGGGATTCATCCCCCGCATATCAACAACAAGACTCTTTTAGGTTTACTCCTTTTAATGATATTTACTGATGATAGTGAGATGTAGTGTTACTTCGCATGTACTATGTACATACATATGTAAGAGCGTCCTATCACTTCACTCTGGAGGGTGAACAAAGGTGATAGGTGGTGTTTTGGATCTCCAAGCCGAAAAAATCCAAGGTATTCATACCATAAATGAAGGTTTACAGTTTCCTAAGAACTGAGGTTACAAGCATTCCACAAGTTTTGGGTTGATTTAGAGAAAATACCTTAATTTTCTCGTCACACTTATCGTTTTCTTCATCAAATAAATAATACTGATTTCACTCGTGGAGTGAAATCTCGGTTGACCACATTACCGTAAATGTGGTTTAAATTAAAAGGGGCTACCGATTGAAAGATTGATAACCCCTTTTTTTATTTTAAATAATTACAAAAAACAAAAAAGAAAGGATTTATTATGGCAAAATTCAACAAACAAAAGACCGTTAATTCTCAAAAGACAATTAACTTGGCTGGTGGTATAGCTTACAACGAATCGAGTAAACTCGAACTTATTTCTCTTTTGTTAACTTCATTCGCTCAGAGTAAGTTTTATGAAAAAGAAGAAAAGACCAATGATAGACTTATTGGTTTAATAGAGAAAAACCAACCTGATTTTGTAGCAAAATCTGCTATTTATGCTCGTAATGAATTCGGTATGAGATCCATTTCCCATATTACAGCAGCCGAATTAGCTAAGTTTGTTTCAAGTCAATCTTGGGCTAAGAGTTTTTACAATAAGATTATCCGTAGACCAGATGATATGACTGAAATTTTGGCTTACTACATGAGTAAGAAAGGTAATAAAATTACCAACTCAATGAAGAAAGGTTTCGGAGAAGCTTTTTCAAAATTCGACGCTTATCAACTTGGTAAATACAGAGGTGAGGGTAAGGATTTCAAATTAGTTGACTTAGCTAATCTTGTTCACCCATCTCCAGTACAGGGTGATAAATATATGGTTGATGTAAACCGTAAGGAATACATGGACATCATGAAGAAAAAAATAGAAGTTTCTACCCAGAAGAAAAATAAAGATATTTCTGGATTGAAAGAAAAACTATCTTGGGCAGAAAAACAAGAAGGTGAAACTATAAAAATTCACGCTCTTGAAGCACTTGTAATTGATTTACTTCGCAGTAAAGGTACTTGGGAATCTGAATTGTCCAAAGCCGGTCAAATGGCCAAAAACGATGAGGAAAAAGAGTCCTTTAAGAAAGAAGTTTGGACAAATCTTCTAAATGAACGTAAAATCGGTTACTTTGCTTTACTTCGTAATCTCAGAAATATTGTCGAACAAGCTCCTGATATGGTTGACAAGGCTTGTGAATTGTTAACTGATAAAAAGTTAATCAAAAATTCATTAGTACTTCCATTCAGATTCCTTGTAGCCTACAAAGAATTACAGGAATTGAGTTATTCTAACTCAGATTTCAGAAAGATTTTAGTAGCTATTAATCAAGCAGCTGAAATATCACTGGATAATGTTCCTAAGTTCGCTGGTAGAACATTAGTTGTTCTTGACACCTCTGGATCTATGACAACTTGTTACATAGCAAAGAGTAAGGTCACCTGTGCTGAAGCTGGTGCTCAGTTCGCTGGTGCCATCGCTAAGAGAAACAGTTGTGATTTAATGAGATTCGATGACAGAGCGGAATATAAGTTTTACAACCCTTCTGATAGTCTTATGACTATTTCAGGTATCTACAAATTCGCAAGTGCTGGAACAGATTTCAGAACAATTTTCAGAACAGCGAATAAAGCTTATGACAGAATCATAATCTTATCGGATATGCAGGGTTGGGTTGGTGGTGGTGCACCGACAGCTGACTTTAAATCATACTGTGAGAAATTCAATTGTCAACCACATATTTATTCATTTAATTTGAATGATTATGGTACATTGATGTTCCCAGAAAATAAAGTCTACGCTTTAGCTGGATTCTCTGATAAAGTATTTGAAATAATGGCTTTATTGGAAACAGATAGACAAGCTTTAATTCACAAAATCGAAGCAGTCGAATTATAACGGGAGTACACCATACGAAGTGTCCCTGAAGAAATTCAAACATTCGGTGGAATGTGTACTCACCCGATAGTCCCTGAAGAAATTCAAACTATCGGGTTTTTTATTATCCTGAATATAATGTAATCATATAAGGTGGAATATCTCCTTTCACTCTAATTCCATGACCATAAATTATTGATTCTCCAATAGTATTCCCCATATCAAATCCACCATATAATCTTTTATTTCTTAGTTGGTCTGTATCTGGTTCGATTTCACAGGTTGGAATTAAACATTCGTAAATTACTGCATTATCTATCCCCCATCCCATATTACCAAATGTTTTTGCCATTGATGGATATATTGAAAAATATGTGTATCCGAATGTAGATTGAGTTGTGTGTGAAGTTCCAGATTTAGTTGTTTTTAATCCATCTTTCAGAATAGGTAATTTTGGGCTTGTTCCATGATATACTTTGAGTAAACAACTTGGTTGAAATCTCGATTTACCACTTTTTCTCAAAAACTTAGTAATGTAATCAGCATTCTTCTTTGTTTCTTCTAAATGATCCCTGAAATCAACAAGAGGATCAATTATACAGTTGGGTTTTATGTTGATATAATGAACATACTTTTCATTAAAGAATTCATCCAGAGTAATGAGATATTTCATAATAGGTATATATAAAAAAAGAGATTGAAATTAATCAATTCCTTTTTGTTATTTTGTCATTCGATCAAAAAATTCATCACTATCTTTTGTTCGAATTGTATTATTTTTATTATAAAATTCTTTAGTATCAGAATCATACCAAAATGGAATCAATTTACTCACTTGATTTCCTATAAATATTACTTGATGTTCATTATCACCGTTATGATAAAGTTTAACTCCATTGGATTTAAATAGAATTCCCTTATCTCCGTAATGACTGTATCCACTTTTAAAATTTTCATATATATTCTCTAAATCAAATGAAAAACAAAATCCATCCTCAACCCATTCATCGGCACCAGCAGATATTGCGAGGTTATATAAATTAGATATTCCATGAAAACATTGTGATTCTAATATACTTTCCTGAGATTCTTTTTCACTCGTAAAATGAACTAACCAATCATCTATTACATCACCCTCATAAGAGAATGTCACATATAGAGGTAATACCACTAAATTTAAATTATATGGATTATTATTAAAAACATCATCAATAATTTTAATAAGAAATTCTTTATATGCTTTTTCTGCCTCTGGATAGTAGCTTAATTCATAATGAGTTGTTGGATATGTAATATTTTCAATTGCTTCTTCCTCAGAATCATATTCATCTAACTCTACGAAATACTCATAATTATTTATCCCCCAATCAGAAAGTATTTCTGGATAATTATCATCAAAAAATTTCGGTAACTCGTTTTCTTTTTCTTCTATTGTTTTATCAAAATAATCAACCAATTGCATCATTTTACCCCTTGCTGAGTTTAATCTTTCAAAAAGTAAATATTGGGATAAATTTTTTATATACTTCATCATACTTGTATTTGTTTGTATCATTTGTATATATAAAAAAAGGGATTGAAATTAATCAATCCCTTTTTTCGTGTCAATTAAGACTGTTACTTGTCTGAATTAAAATTAAAGAATTCATCCATGTCCGTATCAACATTACTTGTTGATGGAGGTGGAGTTGCTTGTTGAGGACGTTGACTCTGACCCTGTGGTTGAGAAGCTATAGATGGGTTCGTGTTACGAACTTGACTTGTAGCTTGTTCGGCGAATTCAATATCACCATCTCTCAAGACAGAAATAATCTTATCAACTTTATCTCTTTCTTCATCAGTCCAATCTTTCTTTGCCATATGATCTTCGATATTTACTTTTTCATCACGACCTAATAAAGTTTCTCTGATTTTGTTCTGCCATTTTGAATCACTAATTTTACCATTCTGGTCTAATTGAACAGGAATAAATACTTGTTTCTTTTCATTGTAGATTTTAAGTGGTGATGTTTCTAAGAATGCACTGTTATCATAATTTGGAAAAGTACCTTGT